TGCGGCAGAGGAACAGGCAGTCATCTTTGATCGACTTCACCAATGCCCACAGACGCAGCAGGTTAGCATCACAATCAAAGTCATCAGGATTCACTTCTTCACCAGCACGAATGCAGGCGTTGATTTGTTGTTTGATCTTTGCCGCTTCCTTATCAGAAACAAACTCACAGGCAGTAGACATTTGACGGGCAAAATCTACAACCTCTTTCACATCAGCGAACGACTCCTGATTGTAGAGGATGTATGCATTTGGTTGCACGAACTTCACCGTCTCAGTGTCAGTCCAGATGCTACGATCAGGGAATGCTTCAGCATCACGAAGATCGCTCTCAGCATAATAGCAAGTGTGCGGAGCGATGATAATTTGCTGGGAAACTACCTCACCAAACTTATACGTGATCGTGTTGGGAGTGTACTCATCAGATCCACCGAACCCGATGAAATCACCCTGATAGATTGTTTCAAATCGGGGCAGATGGTCAAAGCACGAATGCAGAATACGTGCAACTTCACCCTGATAGAAGAGATCGATCTCCTCATGATTGTGGGCGATACGAATCTTTTTCTTGTTGAACACTGCTTTAGTGCCAACGAAGAACGTACCAGTTGCAGGATCAATCCCCCACACAATTGCAGGGGCACCATCAATCTTCACGCTCAGATTGCCCTGAGCAGTGAACCAATCCAGGCAGGAAAGATCACCCGTGAGGATGGTATCTTCGGGGTGTTCGAGGTGGGTGTTTTTCATACTCTTAAGATAACAGGGGGCACGGCGAACCGCAACCCCCCTTGTGCCACTTATGCAACTGTCACACTCTCAATCAGTTCTTCGATAACATCCTCATCATACACATTGGCAATCTCATTAAGAACATCTTCCTCAGATTTGCCTGCCATGTTCTCAACAATCGTATCATACACGAATTGAATCAAACATTTGGTGTCCATCTCATCAACAATACGCTCGGCGTAATTCTCAACGAGTTGGTCAAGTTGTTGGGAAGTGAGAGTCATCAATCGTCTCCGAAGTTGTTAGAAAGGAAGTCTTCAAGTTCAGTGAGTTTGCTCTCACTCAAGTTCCAAACATACTCACTGATGACAGTATCTAAAAGGTCAGCATCTTCACGACACTTCTCTTTCAGAAACCACTCAAGTTCGGTTCGGTTAGTCATCCAAACAGTGACGGTAGGTTTGATTCAGACGAATGAGAATGTCATTCCAAAACTCTTTATCCTCATCATCATTGTACTGGTTGTTATCTTCAACCAAACGAATCAGATTGTTAAGATCGTTGGGAGTGAGATAGTTCATCAGTAATCGTAGTTAGCGTTCAGGTACTCATTGACATCAAACTTTTCATCTTTCAGTTCAGGAATGTCAAGGTCAAAAATCTCACCGGGCATGTCTTGGATTTCAGACCAGAGTTCATCAAACATGGTGTGTCTCTCAGGGACGAATGTAATTTATCAGGGAGGCAGCACGAACGCAACCCCCCTTGTGCCACTTATGCAACTGTCACACTCACCTCTTTAATATTCAAACCCATCAACTGGTTTGTGACACGATTGCACACAACTTCGGTAGGATTCTTGACTCTGGACTTCTCATACCAAAAAGTTACACAACCGTCATAAGTTTCGACACGAACTTTAACTTCAGTCATGGTGGGAATTTGTGTCAACGAATGCAATGTAAACCAGCACGTGGCAGATATCAAGGGGTCTTGTGCCAGTTTCACAATTGGTTGCATTCTCAATAACGAAGGTCTTATTGAGAATCAATAAGTACTATTAATTGAGAATAAGGTCCAATATTCGAACTGGCACATTACTCGAACGGATCGAATTCTTTTACCCTACAATGGACATCTTCTCCAGGTTCGAGTTGCAATACCTCGCGCCAATCGATATCATCTAGATCTAGGTCATCATAACACATGAGATCTAGTGTAACCTGTACAATACGCTTTTGTGTTACAGACATGATTCTCGTAGTGTGTGTACTAGATTATATCATGCATAATGACGATATGCAAGTGCTTCGTAGTCTTGCCCATCTCGTGCATAATCCTCGTCGAGATCTTGTGTATACTCGTCGAGATCGTATGAGTAATCGGATGCGTATGTATAGTCGAGATCGTAGTCGTCGTACATAACTCGTCGAGATTGTATGAATGCTTGTGTATTATAGCATAATTCTCGACGAGTTTGCAAGCCTTATGATGCACCGTCTCGTCGAGATCATGCTAGTATATATGCACTCTCGTCGAGAAATGTTAAGATATGCTTATAATGCTCGTCGAGATCTCGTATAAGACTGTGTGGGTCTCGTAGCATTTTCGCGGCGGGGGACTTGACAAACTGCGCGTCTTATGATACGCTCGCTAAACTTGCTTAAGATCTGGGCATTTATAAGCATTTAGCTCACAAGAACTGGAGGGGTTTAGAACACTTATAAGACTCTATTCTCAACAATAATACTCAATTGATTCTCATTAATATTACACTTATTGAGAATCAAATAAAACAGCAATATATGTTTTTTAATATATTTTTTAATTAAATTAAACCTTTTTTATTGATTTTTTAACCTTTCATACCCTTTTTTTCTTGTGCTGCTGTTTGTGCTAAATGCAGATTTGTATGAAGACGTTGACGATTAGCAAACAGATTATGTTGGCGGGTTGCACTAGCATTTGCCTTAATTTTTGCAGTTTTGATCTCTGATTGTTGTGCAGAGATTTGTTCCATAAACTGAAAGAACGTCTTCATTGTTATACTTGAGAATATAATGATATTTAGAATACAGGTACTATTTCAGTCTCTTTACATCCTTGTTGTTTAACATACTTCTCCCATAATGTAGCATCTTCAATCGTATAGAAAACTGCGGTTTGTTTTGAGTATGTTTTCTTTTTGGGTTTCAGGTAAATGACTTGGTACTTCATAATAATACAGATTGATTGTTGGTCCGTCGTTCCAATGTCTTATGACCCCTGCGATAATGAATAGATTAGTAATGAGATAAGTACCGAATATAACAGTCCGTATATGAGCAACGTGGTCTGATTCTCTGTCATTTTTACTTGCTTTCTCCCCAAGTGATTTCGCCCACAATCTCCACAGTGTTTTTCTTTTCTTCATAGATAGACTCTCTTGATTTGATATAAGTAAGTTCTTTCCACTGTTCAGGATAACAGATTACAAGCACTCTTTCATTTGCATGAATTGGACAACACAGATAATTGATCTCATCTTTTGGACGTACAGACTGTTCGATTGTAATGTAAGACTTATCAGTGAAATACACCCAACCTTCTACACCTTTGGTCCAAACGACATAATCATTAACCTGTGGTTGATAACTCATACAAATGCAGATTCAAGTGGAGTTTGCTTTGGTATCATAGCAGAGTATGGAGTTGTGTCTTCTAGACTAACAACGTTCCCAACTGTACTTGAGTTGATGGGGGCGGAATATACTCTTTTTTTGGTGTCGTAGAATCCCCAGATTGACCGAACAGACTTACCAAGGTTATAATCAAAAGTAGCAGAGTTGCGAATCCAGATGGCGACAGTATTTCTTTTAAACTCTTCGAACTCATAAGAATAACCTTTGGGTGCTTTGTGCGGGAATTCAATCATTATCAGGAACAGCGCGAAGATACTTTGGATTATGACCTAAAGACAGGTAATTGTTCAACAGTAAATCACACTGCTCACGAGTCAGTTTCTTGGCGTCCTCTTCAATTAAACTCCATCCATGAGAGAACAGTTCTTCAATGCGATAGGTCTGTGTCATGTCGTAAAAGAATCAACAATACGGGAATCTTCTTCATGGGCAAGTTCGAACTTATGAGCATTCACCACACGTTCCATAATGCGGGAGTCATGGGCATTCTCATACTCATCACGCCAGTTTAGAAGAACATCATGGCATTCATTATCATTCTCTGCAATGACACTAATCACGCCACCATATTCAGAAGAAGGAAACGGAACCCAATAATCAACCAAATAAAGAAATTTCATTGTTGTGAATAAATTACCCCTTCATTTTAGTGTACTTGTTGTATCCTGTCAAGTTGCAGAGTTGACGCTCAATCTCATACTTCACAGGCAGTAAATGTGATGTGAAGAAACCAGCATATTGTCCATCCTTGAGAAGATTGCGAATGTTCTCAACTTGCATTTGTGCCAGTATCAATTTGGTCTTCTGATCCATCAAATAAACTCCTGCATATAATAATCAACAGTAATCTCTAGTTCTGCTGCTTTTTGCTCATAGAACAGTTCAGTATAGTTCTTTGCTTCTTCCCACTTTTGATAGGAATCAATTTGTTCTTCGGCGTGATTCATGAAGTCAGAGAATGCTGAAAGAAACTGTGCAATGTCTTCGTCGTTCATTTGTTCTTGTAGGGGCAATCGGGATGATTTGTGTAATGAGCACAGGCATCATATGCCTTGAACATTTCAGCATCACGTTGAATCAGAAATACATTCCAACCCACAAAGAAAGCAAAAGCAATCGAAACACCAAGATAGAGTTTCATCAACCACACTCCAAATCGTAGGAAATTTGTGAAATCATTTCAGACATTATTTTTGCCCGAAGTTTGTGAACATCATACTCAATCAGTTCGGAAAGATCATCCCAATCCTGATAGTAAGTGAACACATTCAACATTGCACCCAGTTCATCAGTTGTAAATGCCATCAGCAAGCACCATAGAAAGGATTACCAAGTTGAGGCAGATCAGAATTATCACCCGTTTCAACATAACCAAGTGCCAGACGCTCACGAATCGCAAGAGTCTTCTCAACACGATTCAGAAACTTCTTGGAGATCTGATCCACACCTTTCCAAGACAGAACCTGAAGGCACCATTCCTGACTAATATCACCATAAGGAGTCTTGACAGGATAGTATCCAACCAGCATCGTGCCGTCTGCAGACTGGAGAGTGGGGAAGGTGGTCATTGGGTGTCTCCCGATTACCTTGTAATTATAGATCAGAAGGACGGCACCACATCGTACCGTAGACCAGTTTCCGAACTGTCCATCTGCTCCCAGTAGGAGTAAAGTTTGTTATACAGTGCGGGAACACTTCCATATTCCCGTGCAATTCTATTTTCCTCACGTAGATTGAGTTCCTGCAATGCAGATAGAATTACACCAATTTCATGAACATTCAGTTGTACAGTCGCTTCAGTCATTGTTCAGTCCCAAGATACATTTTGCAGAAGAAAACCTGGCATCACATAAGACCAACTACCTTGCTCACCAGTTCCCGCAACTTTATACTCCCACTTGTAGGCAAACTTGTTATGACTATCCCAAGTCATAAAACCTTTCTCTTTATCAAACCAGGATTTAATGGTCAGACCAAACCGATTGGAGTAAATGTTGCGGGTTCGCAGTGCTCCACCAGTTTCACGGGTTTCAACCACTTTACAGGTATCAAATTGAGCCTGCAGACCTGAATCTAATGCACAAGGAGTTTCATACACAAATGGACGATAAACTTTCGGTTTTGGTGCAGTCTGTGCCAATGCAGGAGAGGCAAACAGAAGAGCAGTCAGCAATAAAAGTTTTTTCATTCTTCAGATTCATCACGTGCAAGTTCCAGATAATTATAACCAATCACTTGCCTTCCTGCATGTGTGGTTGTATCAATTTGCACACCTTGATCAGACAGTTTATTCAGTCGGCGGGCAGTCGCCTCATTCATTTTTGTGGTCCAATAATAACTCATTGATTTCCTCCAGTTTTGTTATATTCTATCATAGATCGTCGCGCAGAGTAAGCCTCAAATTCAGATGCAAATGATGCAATCGTGCGCCCAGTGTCAGACCAGACAAGATACCATCGCTTTGCAAATTGCTTAACATAAATTGGTTTAGTCATCAATCTTCAGGATAGAGTTTCCAACCATCAGGGCGGATGCCCATTTCTTCACAACGCACCTCATACACAATGCGCTTCAACAGTTGCAGCGGCATTTCATTCTCAATCGTTTTTTGAATGGTGCGGCGCAGTTGGGCGTCAGTGGTAGTGTCAGCAACCATTGTGGTTTCCTTGATTACTTTGTAATTATACTGCCTGCATCAGGCGATTCGGGAAGAACTGTGCCACTTGATAATCCGTCCACCCATTCTTATCAAACAGGTACTCTAGATATAGGGTTTCTTCCTGTTCCCGTGCCTCTATTTCATGTGGTTGATGCCAATAGTCATACTTTTCGACGGGTTCTTTAGAATAACACAATTTTCCGTATCGGAACCGCAGCGAACCGACTACCCACTGGCGCAGGTGGACCAGTTCATGCAAAAGAGTTTTTATATACAACTCCTCAGACATATAGGTGTTGAGTTCAATCAGAAACTCACGGGGACGACGTGATTCACCCACATAATCACAATAACCATAAACTTGTTCACGACGAAGACCGCGATGAAGAATCTCCACCTCAATCTTATGGCGTGGGAGAAACTTATTCAGAAACCAAGTGGTAACGTCCTCACAGAGGCGTTTAGAATAACCGTATCCAGAATACGTGATGTAAGACATTGACCCCAATGCAAAAACCAAATGAACGAAGAAATGAAGATGAGTTTGTCAGTCTTGGTCATAAATTAGCAGGCGAATGTGAGACCTCCAAGTGATGCTCCTAATGCAGTTGCCCAACCATAGTTTTGTGGATAAGAACTTGCTGCTGCTCTACCAATTGCACCACCAAGTACAGCACCCAATACAGTTCTTGTTGGATTGCAATTAGGATTAGTTCTTCGACCGTATCCGTATCCGCCACCACCATAACCATAATACTGATTAGTGGGGCGGTATCCTTGATTTACATTGTTGCAAGGAACATTATAGGTCTGAACACTTACACCACCTGGTACATAATTGCCGTAGCGATCATATCCACCAGGTTGATAGACTTCCTGATTCTGAGTGCAGACAGCAAAGTTATTCACCTGCTGTGCCTGCACTGGAACAGAGAACAGTGTAAGTGGTAGAAGTAGGAACAGTTGTTTCATTTTTTTAATAATTATCTAGCAACAATATCCAGAGATTCCAACAGCATCATCGCAAGATCCATACGATTGTCCTCATCGACCACAGGAATGTTAGCATCCACAAACTCACTTGCAAGTTCGGCAAAGAGTTCAGTCGTTCGCTCATTGGCAAACACAGATGTTGCAAACTCACTCTTGAAACCGTTGCACAGAAGGCGCAGAGACTTGGTGACGGTCAGTTCGTTGATGGTGTCGTTCATTGCGGGTGTGTTGAACATGATGTTATTATAGGGCATCTGGGGTGCTGTGAAGCACCCACTGTGCCAGTTGTTGAAGTGGATCAACGCAGGTACAAATAAGAACCTGCCCAGTCAGCATGTTGGAGCAACCATTCACGCTGCTCAATAATGCGGAGGTCATAGCGAACACCTTTGGCAGGTGCTTTCCAACTAGCAGACTTGTAGACTTGACCAGTCTTCTTGTCCACAAAAGCGTGAACAGAACGTGAACCAGCAGCGTTCATAATGATTTTGTGATACTTACGACCCGTTTCGGGGTAGAAGTCATAATCACAAGTGCCCTGCTTCAGTTTATCAATCTGTGCCTGATGATACTCAAGGTTATCAATCTGTGCCTGATGATACTCAAGGTTATCAAGATTACTATCCATAGAGTGCTCGTGCATCTTGATGCTGTAATCAATGTAGTTCTGGCGCAGTGCCTCACAGAGAGCATAGGTGTGCCCCAGAACAGCAGCAGCGATGTCTTTCCGTGCCTCTGCAGCAGCGGCGTAGTCAGCGAAGGTGGTAGTCATCGGTTGATTGCGTATGTGCTTATTATAGCGGCACCTAGGCACCGCTGAGAGGGTCAGTATGCCAGTTCAGAATCTGGCACCCAAGGTTCATCATCGCCCAGGAATCCCATCCAATCTGCTGGTTCAGAACCATAGATTTCTATTTCCCGCAGTTCCTCAATCAGTTCAGACAGATCCATAAGAAACCCTCAATTACAAGAATATTATAGCAGAAAACCCGCCTTGTGAGCGGATCTTGTGCCAATTTCCTAACTGTCCATGAAAGACAAAATACTTTCACTTTGACTATAAATTCTGTCTTTGGTCATTTCAAAGTATTCAGCGTTCATTTCCACCCCGATAAAGTTTCTACCACATTGTTTTGCAGCGACACCAATTGCCCCACTTCCCATACAGGGATCTAACACAGTGTCACCAGCATTTGAACTTGCCTCAATCAACCTTGCCATTAACTTGACTGGTTTTGGTGTGGGGTGATCTTTATATCTTTCTGTTGCACAACGCCACACAGCAGACTTACAATGCTCATTAAATGATGCACCAGACTTCTTGGCAAACACACAGTTCTCTATACTTGAAAGCCAGATATGCTGCCCATTCATAGGAGAAGGATTAGTTTTCTCCCATATACAGTGTCTCACAGATAAGCCGTGCTCTATCAATCGGTTGCGAATATGTGAGACTTGAACTGAACCACAAAAGATATAAATGCTCCCAGAAGTTACTCTTACAACTTCATCAATAAACTCATCAAGTGGAAATGTAATGATATCTGCATGACTCTTGTCTAGGTTTCTCAATCCACCACTCTTACGATTAACTTCATCATATGGTATATCTGTAAGAGTAAGTGAAATGCTCCCATCCGCAAGGGAGGAGAGCACATTCATACAATCGTCGTTATAAAGTTTTACATCACTCATAATTGAATATAATTGTGCTTGGACATACTTTAGTTAGGCGATCCCAATCAATCGTATAACTGATAGTATCCCAACCTTTATTCTTTGCAATCTTGCGGCGGCGATCATCAAGAGGAAAACGATTTTTCTCAAATCCTTTCTTCAATTCTTCACGCATTACAAGAGTTGCTTTTTTATGGTAGGGAAGAATATAAAGTATAGCATCATTGATCTTATGTTTGCAAGTTGCCCAACCCTGCACAATCGGTTTCTTTGAATTAAACCGAATAAAATCTTGACTTACAACCTCCGCAAGAAAGTCATCCCAAATAGCATTAGGATCACGGAACTTGTAATCAATTGTGAATCCTTTCTTTACAATCTTTCCAGTTTTAATACAAATCAGATTAAAAGTTGCATCTACTCCTGCTCTATTTTTAAATTGAGATAGATTGTCATTGCCATAATTATCTTCAAAGCTATCAAAGTCAATCCTCAAACCAATCTTTTCAAACTCAATATTCAGTTGATGAATGACGGCAAGATGCTCACCACTTTCGATAATCCTTTTCTCTCTGGATAGTGATTGATGAAAGTCGTGAACTTTGTGATTTTTAAGGAAAGGGCGATTTGTAGTGTAAGTCATAATCAAGCAGCAAGGGCAGCAGAGGGGATTTCAACAACTTCGGGCAGTTTGCTATCATCAAACTGATGCATATTATAGCAGACCCATTCACCACTACGGAAGACATATGCATACTCTTCGCTGTTATCAGGCAGAAGATATTCGCACAGATCAGCATCAAGGCGAGGAGGGCAATTCTCACCACGTTGGGAGTAGTATTCAGGACCATACTCTTCGTTGAGTTTAGTATCCCAACGGGAAGTAGTCCAAGGAGAACTCATATCACCACCATCAATGAGTTCAGCAACTTTCTCTTTGGTGTTGTAATGAGTGCGAAGAATGCGACCCATCCATTCGGGATAACCATCCCAGTGCGAATAAGCAGACAGGATAGAACCATCACGAAGTTCGATGCCAATGCGAGAGCGGGTTGCCATTGGGGGGCGTTTGTTGATTACCTTGTTAGTATAATGCCTCTAGCAGCGGATTCTGGGTGTCTTGTGCCACTTCCTGAACTGACACATCGCTGATCCTCTGTTGAGCAACCGAAAAGTATTCTTTCTCCCGCTCAATACCAATAAAGTTTCTATTTTCCATTTTAGATGCGATTCCAGTGGTGCCAGCACCCATGCAGGGGTCCAGCACCAAATCCCCCTCATTTGAGAATGTTCTAATCAACCAACGATAAAGATCTACTGGTTTCTGTGTAGGATGATGCTTTCCTTCACCTTCTGCTGTCTTGAAGTAAATGACACTGCGAGGATACCTCAATCCACTGTCATTCTTCACATGAACTGCTTTTGTTTGAACCCCATATGCTTCAGTATCTCTAACTGCAGTTCCCTTATCATATGGGGTTCCTTGTGTCATTTGGGGATTGTATGTCGGTTGTTTCTTATAAAACACCACAATATCCTCATGAGCACGTAGAGGTTGTTTCTTGGCATTCAGATAACCAGTTGCCTTTGATTTTTCCCACACCATTGTATACTTGAAGTTCTTGTAGTTTGAAGCAATAAGGACACTTGTAAATGGTTGTGCTGCTGTTGAGATGATGGGACATGTTGGTTTGCATATGCGATCAACATGCTCCCAAAACTTGGGATAGTCAATAATAGTATCCCACTCATTTCTTTTGTTCAGAGTTCCATAAGGAAAATCTGTCAACAATAAATCGATGCTCTGGGGATCAAGATTACCCAGAACATCGAACATATCATCGCAAAACAACTTCATTTGTTTAACCATTCCACAAATTTATTTACCTCTTGAATATCCAATTGGAAGTCAGCATTATACTCTTCTTTATAAATCGGACGACCTCCACTACGTTGTTTGTGCTGATTGACAACAAAGACATTCAAATCTTTACCAGTTTCCCGCTTGAAATATGCACTATAATACTTAAAAGTATCTTCAGCAATACAACTTTGCCCCGTAAGAATAGCATACTCTACATCTTCAGGAACATCTGGAGACTTATACAATTCAATAAAGTCTATCACAGCACGTTTGCAATAGCAAGCATCCAAATAACATTTAGATTCAACCGCTTTCTTCATCACACCATCGCGGTAAATGTGCTTATCAACTTGAAGATTCTTGAGAAACAAACCATTAATCTCTTCAGTTCGCTTATAGTCGTTCTTCTTTGCTTCCAGACCATTATCAGCACAAATACGTTGAATCAAATTTTCAAAGAGAACTCCAGATGCGTTTCTTGCTTTTCCACCACCTCCAATTAAATGCAAACGCGGAAGATCAGCAACCTCTGCATTGTAAGCATCAATAATCAGATTCAAATTAGACATGGTGTTTCATTATTTCTATGTATTATAAAGGGTCTCCCAGCGAACCAGAAGACCCAGTGTGCCACTTTTTAAACTGTCTCAATCTTCGTAGATTTTACATTCTGGTGCGTCAGGATGTGTATCGCAATAGAGTTCCAGGGGTGTTGGATCATGAGAATCTTCTGGATGATTTTCTTTATACGCCTTAAGTGCTTCTAATTCTTCTTCAGTGTGTCTCCTTGCTTGTGGAGAAATCATAGGATCATTCAGAAGATCCTCATCTTTCTGAATGTGTTGATTGATGTTATCCATAGTTTTGTAGCGTGATGATATATTTATTTTATCATTCACTCAAAGAGGAACCTCTCCAGTTTTTTGGAGGAGGAGGATCACACTTACCTTCAAGTGAACGAACCATTAATTCAGCAAACTTTTCCATTTTTTCTGCAGAAACTGTTTGTGGAGCATAACTAATTGCCTCTTTGAGAGCAACAAGTTCATCCCATTCTTCTTTTGTAAGAACTTCAGTGCCAGTTTTTGCGAGAGTCATAAGTTTCTTGCGGTGTTTCTCAATATTAGCATTTCAATACAATACTATCTAGAAACTTAATGTTTTCTTTGGGATCATGACACATTACTTAATAAAATTATCAAGTGCATCAAGATCAGACTTGAGTTCTTTTTCTCTTTTTTGGTCGTGATAATAAGACCACAGAGCATTATGAACGTCCATCAGGTGATCTACCCAGAAACCAGTAGGATAAATTCCAAGTGCATCTTGAAGACCACGATGACTAGTTCCTTTCTCTTCTGCCTTACACATAATATAACAGATTGCCTGAACCATATCCAGTTTGTCTTCTTCAGAAAGCATAAAATACTTTCCTACTGCCCTTTGCTTTGCTTCTTCAGTTTCTTTCTGAAGTTGTTTGCAAGCATCAGAATCCCACCACTCTTGTAGTGCTTTACCAAAATCGTTAGGTTCAGTCATCTTTTCCAAAGATAGTTCCAAAGAAACCAGAATCTCCTGGTCTGCGATCTTCCAGTTTATCCAGGATAGAATCGGTGCTTTGCATAGATTCAATACGACTGATAAGGTCTGCAATTACACTGCAAACCATTGGACGTTCTTGACGAGCAGCGTATGCTAGTGCATTACGAAGTGCTGCTTCTGCTTCATCCAGCGACTCTTTAACAGATTGCGATAGTGCCATTACTTAACCTCACTTTTAAACAAATTATGATAATAAAGAATATCTGGATTCTCTAAATCTTTACAACGGGGATAATAAATACCGTCTTTATAACAAGCATCTTTTGGATCTTGTTTATCATATTTTAGCACAACATCAGGCGGTTGTCTAAAATTGCAGAGTTCTCCTTGTTTTGTCATAAAGTTTTCAAAACAAAGTCCTGCAACAAAAGGAGCAAGAAATTGAAGCGTATACATTACTTAAATCTAAACCTTTCAACGTGTTTTTTCAAAAGATAAGATCCATCACCTTGATCCACCCACTCAATAAGATCACCTTCTTTGAGATTTGCTACTTCTAGAAGATCATCGGGAAAAGATACAAAATATTCAGTTTCGTCTGTGTCTGCATCTTTGCATTCTTCAACAGGAAGAACCCACTTCTTTACCTTATCTTGTTTTACTTCTGGTGTCCATTCATATCCACCTGCTTTACGAATTTCTTCAACTTCTTTCTGAAGATCAACACTATTGGTAGTAGAATTTGCATGTTCTTCTGGATAGTAATGTTCTTCCCAGAAATCATTCCATGCCTCTTGACACTCTACAGATTTATCGTCTTTATCACATTGAAGAATTGAAGTATCTTTTACAGGACGATGACCGCTCATAAGTTCAAGCAGTCCCAATGCACGATTAGAGTGATCTTTATAGTATTGATAATCTTCCTGCACCGCTTCACGAATGGCAGAATAAATTTCGTGAGGTGATGCTTCTCCACAACTTAAAGCATCGTGAACCCACTCTTGGAGTTTTTCAAGTGAATACTTTTTATAATCAAAGTCAGAGGTCATTGAGATAATCCTTGATTGCTTGTTCCATAATAACCTGAATCTCTTTGGAAGTCAACCCATTCAACCACTTCCAATTTGGATCTTCTGGATCCCAATCCATTGAAAAAGACCCGTCCTCGTTCTGTGATATCTTAAGAGTATCGTTATTGTTCTTTTCCATACTGTTTTTTTGCTTTTTTCAACTCTTTCAATTCTGCTTTAATTTCTTTATATGCAGAATCCGCATCAATTTTATCACCCATTTCAAGAGCAACAATAATATCTACTCGGGTTCCAAAATGTGCGAGTGCTTTTTCAAAATTGTCTAATTCATACATCGTAATTAATCCTACAACGTTCGGCAAGAATATCTATACGAGCATCAAGAGAATTCTCAAGACGATAAAGTTCATTAGTCAGTTCTACATTTTCTTCTTCCAACTTTCTAACTTTATCCTCAAGTTCAACCAGACGATCATAAACATCATCTATTGGAACTTCAGTTTTAAGACCCCACTTTTTGTGAAACCAATAAGGATCGGTCATAATCATAATACACCCACCTCTTTCAAATAATTTCTGTACCGCATAAAACGATTCCAGTTTGGTTGTCCTTTAACATTTAACTGATGGCAGATTTCACAATAACATAACCACTCATACCAAGGAGTTGTAGGATCTAATACGTGATAAGGATAATCAGAGTTTTCCACCTACTTCTGACTCATAAGTTTTGGATTCAGCGAAACCTTCCTGCCGTCCTTTAAGGTAAAAACGGGTTGCTGATACACACGACTCTTCAGTGAGAGATGTGATAAGTCCGTTACCATCCTTGTCAGTCGAATACCAGAGTCCATACTTTTTTTGATCAACATAGAAGGCATCATCAATTAGTTTCTTTTCCATTTTTTAAATCAGGATGAGGAGCGTAAAGTGGACCTTGATAGTTTCCTGCGTGAAAGTTTTTAAGTGCTTCAGCAACTTCGGGAGTTTCTTCCCAGTTCCACTCATTTCCGTTCTTATCGGTAAAAGTTCTTAAGGTCATTTTATTCCTCAAATTTATAACTTAGTTTGATGTCTTTCTTTTTTAGTTTGTAGCGATCAATATGCTTTTTACGGTGGTCTTCGGATTGAAAATAGCACTTACGGGTTTCATTTCCATCTTTGTAAACCAACTTCCAGGGAAACTGGTCAAAGGGAAATTCTTCGGTGTAGTCCATCAGGTAGGTTGCTCAACACGTTGAGTATACACGGAATCAAACAGTTCGTCAAGTACCTCACTGCAGGTATTATACTCCTTACTGTTCAGCACGGTCTTATCATATTGATAACGACGCACGGCAGTATAGATGAGTTTATATTGTTCGGGGGTAAAGTTCATTAGTCGTAAAGATTTTGCTCCTGTTGTATTCTATCTAGGTAGTGGTAGATTGTTGCTCTTGAGTACTCAAACTCCTCAAATCGTTGTGGTTTTTTCTTTTCCATCTTGGTGAGCATATTCACCCAGTCATAATGACTATTCACTACCCATCCATAATGATGGTCCTCACATAACAACTTAAACATTATTTGAACCCCTTGCTTTTCTTCTTGTCTAATACTTCAATATGACTCAAAAAGTGCCCACCATTTTGAAACCAAGTCAGTTGGACATCTTCATAGTTGTCGAAGATGACCTCTTTACCATCTTCATAAACTAACTTATAATCGTGGCGATCATAAGGTTTATCACAAGTTTGTTTAAATGTTTGAGTCATTTTAAGTAGTGTGGTTTTTCTGTGTCAAACGTTGTCCACTTTGCTATTTTAAGGCACATCAGCAAAGTTTGGTGTTCACGGTTATACAATTCCCAGTCTTGTTTGAGTTTCGCAGCATACCTACGACGATAGGCACAGCACCAGACGTTATAGAATATCTTGTCTTTTTCAGTCATTTTGGACAGTGTAAAAAGTATTTGTACTCTGCTGCTTGATGTGGTGCATATCTTACCACATCACACTCTTTATACTTATCAACTACCTCAAATGATGGTTCCAATGGTTTGCCGCCAGATGCAAAATGTGCTAGCATAATCTTAATAATAATGAATACAACAGAGGCACCAGCAAATACACCAACTCCACGGAGCAACTCTTTGTGAGCATACTTGTCTTCAGGAGTCATCATTATCATCCCAAGGGGCTTTACGATTCATAAGTTCTTTAATTCTTTCCACCACAGCAGGGTCTGGTGGTTCATTGATTCGTCGCACAAGTTCATCATATGCTTCTGCGGATACAATAATCCTTTCTGGTTCTTGTCCTAATCTCAACCTACGTTCTGGACTGATAGTTAGATTGTAAGGGTCATCATAAGGGTAGATATACTCCTGAAACCAACCAATACTCAAACTCTCCCAGAACTCACCATAACCCCATTCATCACCGTCATCATAACAGTCAAGAATATACAGGACATTACGGAAACCATCAAGGAAAAGTTCCCATTTTGTTGGGTTTTCAAATCTCACGGCGTTTCGTCACTCCAGTAATAATTTAGTTTATCACCATTTGCGTGAATATTCAAGTGGTAAATCTTTTTGTCTTGTGTGTAAATGCCCACCCACAGGCTCCGTTCGTTCATACTTTCCAGGTGAAACATCTCCACCTCTTCCAGCACGATTTCATCTGGGTTTTCTTCCCACTTTACTAGTTTAGTCATCTCTCAAACTATCCAACACTTGAAGAATAAAAGCAATCGAGTTAGCATACTCTCGTCCATCTTGCCCACCCATCACAATGTAAGCAATCTCTTTTTCGGCAAGTTCAATTCTCTCATTTCTGGTGAGTTCTTGTAGTGTAGGACGATACCAATTACCATCAGCATCTTGTTTGAAACCAGCATTTAGTTTCTCACGACGCTCTGCCTCATCAAACATCTCATCGGGGTATGGTTCTTGATTTCTCATAAGTTCTCGGATTTTGTCTTTGCCGTATTCAGTAAGTTCGTGTTTTTTGTTGCGGAGTTCTTCTACTTCTTGTGGTGTGAGATTTAACCACGGAGCATCATCAGGTTCTGGTAGATTGTGTTCAGTCATTCTTCTTATAAAACTCTATTTTAAGTTGAGTAATGAGTAAATCAACTTTATCTTCAATACGAGTAAGTCGTTCCTCAATCGTATCTATACGATACTCATCAATTGCTTGTTTTTTAAGTGAATACGGGTCAATCGTTGCCATAGTTCCTTGTAGTGAATTGAGTAGTTGTTCGTCAGTCATAAGTCCAAAGGTTGTTGAGGGTCTCTTTTCCAAGTTTCCTTATAAGTAATCCACCGTTCCACACCAATTTCTTGTTGAGCAACCCAGTGTATTCCATTCTCATCAATCGCATCAAGATAATGAATACCTGTCTTGGGGCAGATGACTCTGGATACTTGTGTGAATTTTAGTTTGTTAGTCATTTCAGTTCCTCTTCATCACCTTCCCAGTCAATCTCAACGGTTTCAAACTGTTCTACATTAGTGTAAGGCATAGGATTTGCAGGTCCTCCCATCTCATAATGGATTTTATCAAACAATTCTCCAAGCACTAAACTCTCAAATCCTTCTTGGTCTGGATAATCCTCCCAGTCCTCAAACATTTCAGTTGTGGGAGAAACCGTGAGAGTTCGGGTGTAAGATACTGTGATTGCTTTGAGTGGAATACGCATTCGTTTGGTTGCTTATGAAGTCATTATAGGGCAAAAAGGGGTCTTGTGGAGACCCCCTGTGCCAGTTTAAAGATTGTCCTCTTCAATCCTTTCAATCTCAAAGATTTCATTTAGAAACTCCAAACCATACTTACCCACAACCCAAGCATCTTTATCCTCAAAGAACCGATCACCCACAGTTTCCATATCATATCCTTCTGTGTTTTTATTGAAGAAAGCAACGACATAGCAACTATCACCAGAGTCGTGAGTATACCACTTGACGAGTTCATACTTGTTGTTGACTTTACTCCAACGAAACTCTATGTTACGAAACCTCATTGCTCTCCTCAAAATCAAACCATTCATACAAAGAATTCATCGCACCCTCAACCACACAATCAACCACAGCATCTTCATGCGGATTTTCTACATGCTTGTGAGCACGATTATAACCATAACGGACACCTTCTTCAAGTGCCATCTCTAATACTTTGCGAAAGTTAGGTTTCATTCAAGCACCTCCCAGTGTGCGTCAGATTTGTCACCGAAGCGATTGCTACCAGTTCGTGTGCTAACCCAGAAGAAGTATTTGCGGTTTTCTGATGCCAAGAATAACTCACCACCAGTGTCCTGCTCTACAATACAGACAGGGTTATTGTCCATAATGTTTGCTAATCTATTCTTGGATTTGCTGCTTTTGGGTCTTACGGTTACTTTTCTCATTTTGGATCTCAAGTTTCAGTTTGCGAATACCAGTAATAAAGTAAGCAAAGTCACGGGATTCAGTCACCCGTTTTTCTTCACCACAGACACCACATTTACCATTCCAGACAGATGAACAACCTACAGAATATACCCCATAGGTTTGTCCACAATCCATACAGGTTGTGCCTGCCTGCTCAAGTCGTTTGAGTAGTGCCTTTTTCTCTTTGAGAGTCATAGGGGCGTTTCAGATATGAGTATTATAGGGCATCAGGAGGCGTCTTCAACGTCTTCTGTGCCAGTTTCCAAAGTGTCACGCACTTTATCCGTTACCTCATCCATAGAATATGTTTCTACCTTACCAAGTTCAATATCCTCCACCATTTGTAACAGATATTCCAGGAACTCTTTATCATAAACATCATCTTCATTCAGTGATGCCCAGAACCAATCTCTACATTCTTCTTCTGGATCTTCTACTGTTCTGGGGAGAGCATAGTTATCATAGTTGGATGTCATAAGGTCAGCCCAGATGCGAAAAGTCATTCGCATACTCTGCCATCCTGTCATCCAACAATGACCAATCCAATACTCCCACCAGTTCAGAGTGGTTTTCATTTTTTCAGTCCCTTTGAGTGCTTTACTAAACATCATTATCCTACGTTAACAAAGACTTATAAGTTTGTCAATCTATATTTCATTAAAAACAAAGTCCTTTCCTGTAAATTTTTTAGAGACAAAAAAGGTCAAAGTCATTCTACCATTTTCAATGGTATCACCAAACAAGTCTGATGGAGCGTGAATATAATTGCCAGGATAACAAACTAATCTATTGTAGATGTTTTCTACTTTTATTATCTGATCTCCATTTAAAATAGAAGTACCAGTTCCTTCTGGAGGATTTTGATAAAGATAAACCACTCCAGCATATTCTGTTGTGTCAGAATGATACTTTCTATTTTCAAAATCTTTTAGTTCTTGTTTGGTTTTTTGATATGATATGTGAAAATATGTGGTTATTAAAAAATTTTTGATATTAAAGAATTCCTCAATACTATTGAGGATTTGTTTTTCACATTGAGTTAAAATAGGATCATTGAGAGTATCAAATTCTTTTGTTCTATTTCCTCTCCATCCAACTTCATGAGGTATATCTGTGGCACTATAATATTCGGAAAGTAAACCTTTATTTCTTATTTCCTCTACATTTTTTAAAAAATTATCTTGTATTAAGATATTCAATTTCAGCACTCATCCATTCCAAGATAATCAGCACCCTCTTCATCAAATTCCGTCAAATGATCCCAGTTCCAAGTGCGTGAAAACAAATCAATATCAAAGCCAAACTTATATACCCAGAACAGAATTCCCAACAAACCATTACCACCAGATTGAATTTGAATAAATGGCCAAGAAGGATATTCATTCCAACTCACAGATGTTTGAATGAGTGCCCAACGGTCTGTAAGTAGAAATTGAACATACCACTCATGTCCAAAGTCTTCACGATAACGCCATCTAGCAACTTGAAATAATTTAATTGGTTTCATTTAATACCTTCTCAATAGCGATTAAAGTTTCATATGGAATCCATGCAGGTTGCTCATTTCCAAATTGAACCTGAACCTCTCTAACTTTTTGGTCCAAGAATTTTGAATACGACACTCTAGTATTTTTTACATATGAGATAGGGTTATTCATTGCATTTATCCTCAAAGTCAAACCATTCATACAGAGAGTTCATAGCACCCTCAACTACACAATCAACAACAGCATCTTCATGTGGATTCTCTACGTGTTTATGAGCACGGTTGTATCCATAACGGACACCTTCTTCCAATGCCATTTCCAATACCTTACGGAAGTTGGGTTTCATATCAATAAGGAAGAGATTTCAGACCATCCAGAACTTCCTGAAAGCGTTCGGCACGACTCTTGTGGTGCTCTACATTCTCCTCAAGCACACTCACAATATCGTCCAGAACAACATCCAGAGACGCATCAGTATCAAAGTATTGTTGGATCGCTTCGGCAAGATACCGCCGCCGACTCCATTCCATACTATAAGGTTTGTAGTCCATAATCAGAGTGTATATGCGGGTATTATAAGAGTTTTTTCAGGTCTTGTCAAGTCTTATTCTTTCTGTCATACTGATGCCATTTGCACCAACCATCAGGTGAAATCTTACCTTTTACCGCAGTACAGGCATTAGGTTCTCTCCACATATTGCAATTAGAACACTTTTCATTGCCCTTTGGTTCATCTTGATATTTTGCTGTCGCTTTTGAAGCCTTTTCTTCTTCTGATAGAAACTCTTGAAATGATTTCATCAGTCCCTGGTCCTCCAATCGGTTTCGTCTTCATCACGCTTAAACCAATCGTGCAATTCATCTGGACTGTGAAAACCACGACGACCAAAACGTTCGTGTCCAAGACCACCAATATCCATTGAGTTCAGGAAATCATCCATTTCATCCATATTGGGATTTTCTGCTTTCCTTCTTGCTTGGCGGAGCATAGTTCCAGCAGAGCGATTTGCTTTTGCTAACTTCTCTGCCCAAATCATATCTTCTAAACTCACCTCTTCATGAAGAACAATCTTCTCACAGATTGCTTCCAGTCTCAATCTATACTGCGTAGAGAGCATAAGAATTACCAGATATAGGGTTATTTATTTTAGATTGAAAGAAATAGAAATTCTTTCTTCATTACTCAAATTGGGATGTACCTTATGGGGCAACCAACTAGGAAAAATATATAGAGTTCCTTCTTCACTTGGAACCATAAGAGAAGAAGAGTTAAAAACATTATAACTCTTAACTTTCATATTTGTCATCAAACTCATTGATGGATTTTCAAATTCAATATTTCCACAATCATTTGGTGTTTTTACATAATAAACTCCACTTAAAGTAGATTGTGGGTGTGTATGACTCCAATTAAAATGACCATTTTCATTGATATTGATCCATGCAGTTCCCCCAGAGACAGGTTCAATACCCATAAATTTACAAATCTCTAGAGAAAAATCAAAAATACACTTGGATACTTCTTTGAGTTCTTTTGGGGGTTTTTTTAAATTGAATTCATTAGATTGCCATCCACCAACATTGCTAATGACTCTTCCACTATCAGTTTGTTTTCTAAAAAGAGAAAAAGATTTTATACTTTCATTGTCGAGTGAAAATTTTTGACGAAATAATGGTATGGAAAAAATAGTTGGATATGGATTTGATCGATTCATAATTCAAAGTTTTACTTTTTTTCATATTCGTCCATCAACTCTTTTGCGAGTTTCATAGAACGACGCCACATTAGATATTTTACCACAGGATTACGTGGATTATTCAATAACCACCACTTTTGCTTCTCAAAGTTAAATTTTGCTAACTTTATAAGGTAATAAAAAGCAGCAGCGACACTTTCATCCGTTGCGATGAAGTATGCCACTACTGCGAATACGATAAACCAACCGTAATAAGTCATCGTCTGATTGTTTTTAGATACTCTAATACATGTTCACGAACTGACATGAGTTCATGATAACATTTCTGATTGTGAGCACATTGACGAAGTTCGGGATCTGGTTTATGTACGCTCTCAATAAACAGATCAAGACCACGATTCCATTTGACTTCAGGAGTTTCTTCCATAATCAGTGTAATAGTTGTACTATTTAACCAAGAAATTGATCTAGACTGGATACTGATGCACCTTTTGCGGACTTTTGAATGTAGGTTTTGGCGGACTTGTAATTGTTTGCCAAATGAACTTGCTGCCCATTGTGAATAATAATAAACTTCTTACCAAATTGAACTGCCGCCCACATTCCGTCTTTGGTTACATATCCGTTAGGGTCTCCTGGTTTTGGATTCAGGAGACCCTCATTTTGAATATTCATCCGAAAACTGCAGTGACACCCATGACTTTAGCGTTAGGATTACGGGCAAGAGCAACCTGACGTGCCTCTTGATAATCACGTGCCTCTACGATCTCATCAAAGACCTTACCAGCAACGAACAGTTGAACTTTGCAGCGCATTGGAAGAAACTCCTTTTTTAGAACAGTGTTATTATAGGGCATTTAGTAATGACTTGTCCAGTCAGTATGCCAGTTGATAAACTGGCATATCAAGCGTAAGTAAACCATCCAGTAGCAATGTATTTTGTTTGAGTTTTACTTACAATACCATGATGCATATGAGTAAAATATGCAGGCCAAATTAAAAGTTTCCCCTCTTCTGCATTTACGTTTAGATCATATGCAGGAAAACGAGTTCCTCCATCATCAGTAATGGTATTCAAATAAAACATCCAAGCAAGCACTGTAGGAGTTCCTTTTTCTCCAGACTCACAGTGAACCTGATGATATCCTTGATTTGGTAGATACTTTTGAATATGATAGTAATTATCTGGACCCCATGGTGCTATCATATCAGAACCAGAATACTCTTCCCTGTATTGTTGAGAGTACTTCATTAATGCCTTTTCAAGTAGATAAGTTGCGTAAATATCTTCTTGCCACCATGGGATAATTAAATCTGTAGAATCTTTTCTACTCTTATCCACTGCTGGTTTCATAGATTTGATATCAAAAAGCATTCCTGGCGCCTTCTGATCCGAATCTTCAAAATATTGAATGATTGCTTTACACTCATCTTGAGAAAGAGCATTCTTATATGCTCCAATAAAATCTGGATTTTGTTTTTTACCCATAATTACCTCTTAATTACACTAATGGCAGGTTGACCTTGGTTGAATACGGTATCGACCACCGCCTGCACCTTCCTAGCGGTGCTCACGCCCACAGAAGAGTAGACAGGAATGCAAACCAACCCAAAGGACTTGGTGTAGTCTACAAGGGCACCAGGGGCGATCCTGCCGCTGCTGAGACCCTCTGCATCGTCCTTGTGCAGGCGAATGACCCGCCCAATGGTCTGAGAGATCCCGATATAATCCATAGAGCGCATAAACAGAACTGCCTCCAGACCAGACACGTTGATACCTTCAGACAGAATACTGTGATGAAGAACAACGAACTTCTTAGAATCATCCTTACCCCAGGCAGAGAGAGTGTCGAAGAACACCTCACGGTTGACCTTTTGACCATCAATCACAGCACCAGTCTTGGACGTAATATACATCCAAGAGAAACCACGATCCTCCAGTTGCTTGCAAAAGTCAGTCTGGGAAACCAAAGAAACAATCTGCTTGGTTGCCTTGGAGCAGATCAGAACCTTAGAAACTTCCTGAGCATCAATCGTCTGAATCAAATTCTCACAGTCAACATCAGCAACAATCTGACCCTTACTGAGCATCTCAAACTGTTGCACCACAACCTTAGGAGGAACAATAAAACCACCTTCTACCAGTTCAGGTGCAGGAACATTGCAAATCACGTTGCCATAAACGGCAGCGTCATTCATCCCAGGTTTGGAAATAGTAGCAGAATGCTTAGGAGTAGCAGTGAAGAAATAGCAGCGGTCAGCAGCAGAAGCGAAGTGCTCCGTAGCAGGGAAAAAGTGACGCTGAACAGAGTTGTGTGCCTCATCAAAGTAAATGGTATCAACCTTAAGATCTGCCTGTTGCAGACTCTGCAGGGAGTTGTAGGTGGTAAAGATCAGTTGATGCTTGTAGGCACGACGGGACCAGTTGTAGATTTCAGAAGGTTTGGTCGTGCTCTGGTGATGCGTCTCACCACTATGAACGTGAAGAACAGCAGCAGTCGTGATAAACTCAAGGAACTCGCTGGACAATTGCTCTGCCAGGATGATTCTCGGACAGCACACTACAATGGTCTTCGGAGCATCAGACTGAAACTCACGCAGAGCATCAAAGATAGCAACGTTGGTCTTGCCAGAACCAGTCGGCATAATCACCTGACCCTTACGATACTGCAGCAAGGCATCCAAAGCACGTTGCTGGTGAGGTCGGAGTTGAATCACAGGTCTCATCGCGTATAGGACTATTATAGCAGAAAACCGCCCCTGGTGCGACCCATGGGACAGTTCTCAAAGTGTCCTAGTATCTTATCTTCAACCCAGACAAAGATAGTCTACTGGGATTCTTGATTTTTGTCAATGTTTTCTGCAATTTTTTCAAACTTTTCTTGCCAAGCATTTTCATCGGCACTCCATTTTCCTAATGGGCAGGAATCAAGGATAACTCTTGCTTTCGCAGGAACATAACACCCACATTCCATACATTTATTTTCCATATCATCAAATCTTTCACAAGATTTGCAAATAGTTGTTCTTTCTTTGTAAACGTCATCTGCTACAAACATTACACTGCTATGATTTTGATGAATATACTTTACAAGTTCCCAAGAAAAATTAGCAAGGTTTTTTGCTTGTTGCCCAAGAGAAGGATACTGTTTTTCGTCGGACATTTTGATATTTTTCAACTAAATTTATTTATTATGGGTTATATGCACCCTTTATTGTCGATGAGTTAATTTCCCCCTGGACAGAATAATTTGATCCTGAAATTGCTCTACCGCCAGGACCACCACTTCCAGTATTAGAAGTACTTTGACCAGCAGTTGCCCAGGGTCCACCAGGAAACCCAAGTTGTCCAGAATTCCCATTAGTCGCTCCACAACCCCCACCAGCGCCACCTAGGGATCCATTAGATCCAAATACAGGACCACCTTGAGTTGTGTATCCCTGTCCTTGACCACCATTTCCTCCCTCTCCACCTGTGCCTCCAGCAGTGGGAACATCTTGTCTACAATACCTACACTGCCTATTTTGTGAGCAACACGTACTCCATCCGCAAGAATATGTTTGGCAGCAGCCGCCACAGTTTCCACTGTATCCAGTTTCATAATAACCTGAAGGGCAACCTGGTGCTCCGCCACATCCTGCAGTTTCAGTGGTGTATACACAAAGACCAGGGGATCCATTTGTACCATTTGCCCCCTTTTCTCCTCCTCCACCACCACCATAAATTTGTGCGCTGCTTCTTACAAATACAACAATATTATTTCCTCCTGAAGATGCCATAGTCAAAGCAGTTCCACCAGGTTCACCACTAATCGGATATGAAGCATTAGTGCCTCCACCAACTCCACCACACGCATAAATGTTTCCGTAGACATCAATGGTTAAGTTATATGCTGTAGCATTAAAATCCGCTGCTGAAGATGAAGCGGCATTAGAACCACAAGTTCCATCAACAAATAAAAATTTACGAATATTTTTATCTAAATTACTATTCCAAGTTTGAGAACTAATATTGAAATTAATATCTGTTCCAGATTGTGCAATATAATAATACTTTATTGAACCTCTAAATTGAGAAAGTTTCCAGTCATTTAGTGTTGAAATGTTACCATTTTCTGTCGAATCAGGAACAATGGGATTAGTATCAGTGGTAGTTGTAATTCTTCTAAAATCAGACGCTCTAACTTCACCTGTGTCTGTATCAAAGATTGCACTTCCGCCAGAAGTTGTCTTTCTTTGTTGAGCACGAAAGTTAGATCTTAAGGAACTAAATGCAATTTGACCAGAAACATAATATGGACCAGCTTTTGATACTGTTGCAGCCATTACATCTTGTGTTTTCTTTATTTATGAATTGAATCTATAATTTTCTTATGAGATATTTTTTTATTTTCAGATTTTTTAAGTTGATTATAAGTATAATTTTTCTTTGCCATCTCTAAAATTTGATTTTTATTATGTTTTGAGTTCAAATAATCATTAATTGAATTTTTATTGAACATTTTTAATCCATTTGCAATCTGAATAAAACTATCAATAGGCCAAAAAAACTTAAATGGATTATCTCCCAAACTAATGCTATCTAGAAATTCATTTCTACATTTTTCATCAATATCTTTAACCCACTCTTTTTTATTAGAAGTCATATATTTCCAAAATTCAGAGTCAGTTCGATTGGTATTGTAATGAAGACAAATAAAATCAATAATCGTTTCATATGTATTTAAATTTCTTTGATTAAATCTTTTTCGATTATGCTCCAAAAATTTTAAACTAGAATTTAATGAAACAAAATCATAGATTTGTTTTACAATGATGTGGATACCAGTCGATTCCAGAGGTTCAACAAATCCGCTTGATAATCCAATTGCTAAACAATTACCGACCCATGCTTGGTCATAATAACCTGGTTTGTAATGAATGATTCTATCTGTTTTAAGTTCAACTCCAAATCGTTCTAATAACCAACTATTGTATTTTTCTCTTGCTTCTTCATCTGTCGTAAATTTAGAAGAATAAAGATATCCTGTTCCATATCGATTTCCAATTGGTATTTGCCATATCCACCCATTATCAGTTGCTTCTGCAAGTGTATATGATGGAATCTCGTCAAAATTATGAGGTATTTGTTGGGGAATTGCCCTATCAATTGGCAAATAATCGGTTATATCATTCCATTTTGTCTCTAGATTTTTAATCAGAATTGAATTAAATCCTGAACAATCAACATAAAAATCTGCGGTTATATTCCCACTATTTTTAAAATCTATACTTTCGATTTGATTATCTTTGATATTGATTTTCTCAGCGACATCATTTATGAATTGAACTTCATTGCTCAATCTTTCAAACATATAATTTGAAAAATCTTGAGTATCTATGTGCAATGCATGATCATAATCGAAGTTTTCTTGTGGAAGTGTTGTAGTTGCCTCATTATATAAAAGACCTCCATCGTAGCAATCATTTGGAATTGAATATATTGCGCTTGAGTCATCACATTCACCCCAAAAGCTAACCTCCTGAAATCCATGAAAATATTCGGTATTAGGTATCCAATTTTTAAAATTAATTCCCAACTTTACGGTTACATTTAAATCTCGAATCAAGTCTGCAGTCGTAAGACCTATGGCATTTAAAAATTGATGGATTATGGGCGTCGTGCTTTCACCAACAGCAATATTTTTCTTTGTTGCATCATAATACAAAGATACTTGGACTTTATCTCCCCAGTAACTTTTTATCATGCTTGCAGCAATTAATCCGGCAGTTCCGGATCCTAAAATAACAAATTTTTTCATAAAAAATTAAAAAGATTAATTAAAGTCAGTCCAAGCTATGCCTGTCCATCCTTGGAATTTAGATGTATTTGTGTTATATATGACCGCACCAGAATATCCAATTCCTGTTGATAATCCAGATCTTTGTGCAGTCGTTAATTTTGGCACCATCATAAATGCAAATTGACCAGAACTAAAAGATTTTCCTCCATCAGCAAAATCAAGAGCACAACGAACGCTTGTTGTACCAACTCCTACTGCAGCATCTCCTGATACATATAAGTCTGAATTGACAAGTTTGGTGCTTGAATTGTATTGCTCAAATTCTTTCGCTAAGACTATTCCAATCCCGATAGTAGAAGAAGTGGATCCAATTCCAATACCAGAAAATACAGCGCCGCCAGCTACGTTAAGTAATTCAGTCGCAAAAGTAGTAGTGCTAATTCCAATTCTAGCAAATAAACCATCATCAATTCTTGCATCCACACCAACAGCTGGGAAATCTGTTCCTATTCCAATAGAACCAATACCAGTAATCGCTATACTACCAGAAACTTTTAGATCATTGAATGTTGATACTCCAGAACTATTATTAAGATTTGTATTATTTACTATCGATGGTAATGTAAAAGATGCTGCAGAAATATTTCCAACTACAGTCACGTTAGATCCAAAGTTGGCATTACCAGTAACAGTTGATGTGCCTACAACATGAAGATCATCTGATGGATTTGTAATTCCAATTCCAAATCTACCATCATAAGTTAATGTAGCTAATTCAGCATTTGTTTGACCATAGATCCAACCAAATCTTCCAGTATTAATTCCTGATTGTCCAGCGTGCAGATAGAAATTGAAATCGCCAGTGTCATTGTTAAGAATGTCCAAAGTTCTACTAGCACTTCCAAATCTAATAACTCCAGTACTTCTTCCAACACCAACAGATTGTCCAACACTAATTGTAGATACACCAGTGTTAGAAATAATTTCAAATAATGGCGCCGTAGATCTACGAATTTGTAATTGTGAAGTTGGTATTGATGTTCCAATACCAACACGCGCATTATTCGTAGCAGTAAATGATGTTCCACCAAGACCAATGTCCAATTCAGTTATTACTGTTATAATGCCAACAGTAGATAATCCAGTTCTAACTTCAATTGCGGTTACTGTACCAACTCCAATACTTGGATTACCTGCAAGTGATAATGCTGTGGTTGCAATTCCGACTAAACCGCCAAAAAATGTAGTTGCCGTTACAAATCCAGCTGTTACAAGTCCAACTGTTACAATTCCAGAAAGATTTGCATTTTGCCCATTAAATTGAATAGAAGTAATAACTCCACTTGTAATTAATGTTGCTGCTGTTGTTCCAAGTCCTACCCTAATATTTGTTATGGTAGAAATTCCTGTTGAATTTATATCTCCAATAATAGATCCATTAAAATATGTTGAAGCTGTAATAATTCCAGATGCTTTGATATTTCCTCTAGAATTAATTCCCACTCCACCAGTATTTGGACCTACTGTTGAATCTGGATTTCCCCCAATATGAAGAAAATAAGGTTGGATTGGATTTGTTGTGCCTATGCCAACTCTACCAATTGCGTATATACTTGTTACTCCAAATCCTGGATTAATATCTACCCACTGTGATGTTGGAATATTAATCAATCCACTTCCATCACCATAATACGTTACAATTCCAGATGTTGTTATTCCCGTAATAATGCCACTACTAATTTTAACAGTTCCGTCTGTTATTGTACCAAAAGTTGCAATACCTGTTACTTGTATATTTGGTACACTAATCGAAGTTGCAGTTAATAAACCAATTATTCTTGCATTGCCACGAACGTCTAAAATTTCAATTGGTGAAGATGTTCCAATACCAACCAATCCATTAGCATTTACAATAAAGTTTTTGTCATCAACTTGAACACCATTACGAAGGTTAAATGACTTTCTATAATTTGCCATCTTATATGGTTTTTAGTTATTTATCTAATAGTTTTTGAAGGGTTGTAAAATCATATTCTAAACGTTCAACTTTAGCAGATAATTCTTTTATTGATTCAATTAATAGTGGAACCAGTTTGTGATAATCAACTGCCAAATAACCATTATCTCTTTCGATTATTGCTTCAGGAAGAACTTCACGAATTTCTTGTGCGATTACACCAACATCATGACCAGACTTATTAGACTTCTCGTTCCAATCAAAGGTATTTCCACTGATTGAAAGAACTTTTGCAAGAGGATCATCAATTAGAGTAATGTTATCCTTCAATCTCTGGTCAGAAGTATAGAATGCTGTAATGTCGCCAGTTACATTTAGAGCACCAGTTACATCAAGTGTTCCGGTTACAAGTACACCACCACCAGCAGCACTGTTTCTACATCTCATTCTCTCCGTTCCACTATCAGTCTGGAAGATGATTGCGGAATTATCTTGTTGATTAAAGATTGCTCCAGCAGAAGAGGAAGTAATATTCAATCTGTTGCCAGTTCCACCACTTTCACTAATCCCTATATCACCTTTAACACGAAGAGATGTGCTATTTACATTTACTTGAGAACTAAATGTTGCAGTGCCACTGACTCCAATACTTCCATTAACTCTCATGCCTCCACCAATATTCACACTCTTACCAATTCCAACACCGCCAGCAACAATTAAATCTCCAGTTTGAGTATTTGTCGATTCTGATCCTTTAGTTAATCTTACAGTGTTATTAAATGTTGCAACAGACTTAATTCTCAAGTTTTTATTGAAATTGACAGGTCCATCAAATTGTGATAGAACTTTACCAGAAGCGCCACCTTCAACAAGTAGTCTCTCTTTAATTGTTACTTCATCAAATACAACACTCAATTTATTTGGATCTTGTCCTGTAATAGTTGGATTTGGAATATCAAACGAAACACTTTCTCCACTAGTAGATGATGTTTTTGTATTTCCGTTGAAAACATCACCATTATTATTCATTCCAGTGTAAACAACCACACCAGCATCACGCTCTTGAGAGTTTGCCAGGAAGTTTTCTGTATCATTTAATGTTTTAACTTGAATTTGTGGTAAACTCGTTGAGTAGTTACCAGGTCCATAACCAAGATATTCAAAGGTATGACCAGAAGCACGAAGAATAGATGGTCTACGGAATTCAACTGCAAGCGGGTCAATTTTACGAATTAAAGAATTAGCATCGTGACTTTCTTGAAGAGATCCTAAAGAACCACGAATGACAGTAGCACTAGTATTACCAGTGCTAACTAATCTCATAATTTCATTATCAACTTGAATGTAAGAACCAAGAGGAAGTCTTGTAGCAGTACCAATTCCACTAATTGATCGATAATAAATTGTATTTTCTGTGCCAATTCCTGTGGTTAAAGTAAATCTATTGTTATTATAAAAACTAAATCCACGAATACCATAATTTTCTGATGTTACGTCTGATACTGCTTCATTTGAAGCTAGACCGTGTTTGAGTATAAAACCAACAGTCGTTGCGATACCAACACTTCCCGTTATAGCAGTAAACGTATTCACTCCTACCCTATCTTTAACAAGATAAACTCCTAAATTATTATTATTTGAATCATTTACTTGGAATTTATTTCCAGATAGTAATCCGTGTGCAAAAACTGTCACAAATGTTGTAATTCCAGTTGCACTTGAATATTGTGTAGAAGTAAGACCTACAGATGGTCCAACAAGATATGCATAAGAATTTGATAAAGGAGTTGGATCTCCTGCAGTTTTAGCGATTGCGATCGAAGTAGAAGATCCAATCGATGTAATACGATAATATGCTTCTGATGTTGATCCAATACCAGTTACACAAACAACATCACCAACATTTGTGGAGATTCCTGCAGCAGTAATTACATATCTCGCAGCACCATTTCCTGCACCAATTCTTGTTTGATCAAAGAATAAAGACGAAGCACTGTATCCCGATCCAGGTGACATGATCTCAACAGAGGTCACTACCCCAGCAGAAACTACAACCATTGCTGTAGCACCATTCCATGATCCTGTCTGCGACCCGTTTAATAGTTTTACATTATAATATGTCGTAATACCAGATGTTGGAGTATAGTTTGCCCCAGCAGTGATTGTTCCTGTTACGATTCCCGCTAAACCATGAAATCTTGGGAATGTGATCGTAGCAACTCCAGCTTGCGAAGCTACAGAACTGATTGTTAAACCAATTCCAACCTCTTGCATAAACAAGTCAATTGATTCTCTTGTGATACTTCTTTTCAAATCATTCGTATTAACTGCTCCTATTGGCGAACGTTTTGCAAACGTTTTTGCCGAAGGAGGATTATCATCAATATTATCACGATCAAGTTGTGGATATAAATCTACTGGTAACTGGCTGAATTTCAAGTTTATAAATTCCGCAGGCATTGCATTGTTAGCATTCAATGCATAAAGATGATATATTCCATCCTGTTTGTTATAAATGTATGGAGAAATGATTTCGTTTCTATACACATATAAGTTTCCTCTCCAATCATTTCTTTCAAATCTAGGTAATAATGCGTTTCTATTGTTTATATTATTAGTGGAATTTCCAGGAACTATGTGAGATTTTCCATCAAAATCTACGGTAGAATATTTGAAAGTAAAGGAATCTGTAATTTCAGTAATTTGAAATCTTCCATTATATCCTTCGTTAAATGTTCCTGCCGTATTTGTGGTATCTGTAACATTTCTAATGTTTACCAGTTCGCCAACCAAACAATTATGTGGCAGTTCAGTAAGAACTGTAACCGTTCCAGAACTTACTGTACAAGTTGTAATAAATCTTGGATTTCTTCTAAATTGATAATCTGTATTCGCAAGAGAAACTTTTGTAAAATCAGCATCATTTCTAGCGCCAGTAGTGCTAGATTCTTGGATAATAAATCCAGATTCAGGATCTTTTGCATTCGGAATTTCTTTTGGAATAACAACTCTTAACTTATAGAGTTTTTCATCAAGGGATCTTTCATCTGCAATTCTTCTGATAAAAGCAAGATCGGTAGTTTCTGTATAAGTTGCTACACCACCAGCCACAAACGCATTATAAATTTCATTATTTGCGTTAACGTGAATAAACCAGTTATTATTTTGTGGGTCATACTGAACGGGAGAACCTAGATCACCAGATTCTTTTTCAGAAACTCTACTTAAAATTGTAAGATTTGTTCCACCATAAACGGTGATTTCATTATTTTGTGTAGCATTAGTAAATGATGCTGCTAACTTAATAGTATTATTGTCATTATTGTTAATGACATAATAGGTATCATGAGCTGTAATATTTTCTGGCAAATCACCATCTTCACTGATAATTTTTACTGTCTCACCAGTTAAAAGTTTATTTGCACCAATTGTGAATGAATTGTTTAAATCTGGTCCAGCAGTTACTTTGTAAGATTTAAATGAACTGAAGGTTCCTTGAGCAGTTGTAAGTCCGCTGACTGCGATAGCATTATCGCACATATAAACATCAGCAGAGTAAGTTACACCTGCTCCGGTAATATACAATTTACCACCAGTTCTTGCACCAACTCTATATCCCTGTGTTATTGATGAAGGAAGTAAGTCTTTAGAATCATATCCAAAAAGATATAGATGACTTGAAATTCCAACTTGAGTTGTTAATCCAACATTTAGAGACAACCACTCTACAGTTTCTTCAGATGTAACAACTGATCTTGGTGCAATAATACCAGTCAAATAACCACTATCATCTTTATTAAATGCTTCTTTTTTAAATCCAGTTGAAACTAACGAAATTTGACCAAAGTTTGAGTTTGAGTTTGTAATTGAGGCATCTCCGCCACTTCTAGCATCAAAATGTTTATTAAATCCAATTGCGAAAACAGAAACAATTTGGATGAATGCATCATTTGAAAGTTTAATATGACTTGTTTCCCATCCATTTCGGTAAATAGCGTCAGGGTCTAGGTGATAGACTTTTCCTGTATCAGTTTGTGATGAACCATTTGGCAATTCAGATCCATAAACAGTTGTAAAACTTACAGATTCATAAGTTCTACTGGATTGATTATATTTGACAAATGCACGGTCGTCTTTTTGGATTGATACAGCAGTAAATTGTGCAACAACCATTGAACGGAAACCAGATGCTTTTGCACCATCAGCGTGCATCCCCTGCATACCCCAAACAGAACGTAACGAAACGTTGAAGATATAAGGAGAAGCTCCAGATACTGTGTCAGTTTCGACAGTTACCGTTGCAGAAGCTGCACTTGGATTTGGATTTAGAGTTGGATAAGAAAAGAATGAAGGTAAAAGATACGTGAAGGAAGTCGCACTTAAAACATTCTGAACAACAGTTGAAATGTTATATGGCGCGGTTAATCCAGCACCCCCAACACCCCTAATCTTAATTGGTGTTCCAGAATTCAATCCATGGGCTTCTGTTGTAGTGACTGTAATAATTGCAGATCCTGTAGATCCATTTCCAGAAATAATCGAAGCAATATTAATCGGATCAGCAGCAAAGGCACCAACAATTTCCCATTCCGGATTTCTTTTTGCAAATCCAAGAGGATCTGCTGGGTATTTTTGATCAATTTCACGATAAGCATTATAAGCATTTGATACTTTGCTATAATACATATCAAGGTCTGTAAGACCATAAGTTCCAATATTATTCACACCATCTGCATATTCAAAGCAAGTTAATTTATGGTGCGAAAATGTTGGTGTAGATATATAAGATGATCCAAAGTTATCTGGATTTGTATAAACTGTTGTTGCAGGATCAGCATCAAAGAATGACATTTGCCAGAAATAGCAAGCGCCAGTAATTTTGAAAATTGAAGAACTAGGTACAGTAGAATCCGTTGGATTTGGGACGTACTTGGCTCTGATTTTTGTTTTTCTTAGATCAAGACCAACAATCGATGTTCCTCTTGGAACAATAACCCCACCATAATAACTGTTGAACTTATAGAGTTGGTTGTCTTCTTGCGTTAGATCAAAATTAGACTCTAAACCTAAAGAAAATACAGACGCTGCTAAAGATTCTGCACCAGATCTATCAATTGCTTTTGCTCCACCATTATTATAAATTCCATAACCAGGTCTATTATCAACTAGGTGCTCACCAGGAAACAATAGAATTGTAGTTTTTTCGGTAATATCGTTCGTGCTTCCCTTTACATACGAAAATCTAGCAGATTCTAAAAGTGCTCTTTGAATCGTTTTAAATGGACGAGTCAGAGAATTTCCCTCGTTTTCAATGGAATCTGTTGAATCAAGGTCATTTGGATTAACGTACAGAATACGACCTTCAGTATTCTTGATAAAATTATCTAACTTATTAAGAGGCATCGGATTATAACAACCAGAAGATTTCTATGTTTTATTTAGTTAGTCAAATCTTCCCCATCATATTCAAATTCTATATCATCTGGCATATCTTCAGGGTTCTCTAACTCAACTGGAAAGAAGCAAGGATGGACCTCTTCATCGATAAGATAGAAAGAAGTTTTGTACAAATCTTCTGGTTCAAAAGATCTTTCTTTGTCTGCTGCTCTACAAAGATCTTGATCATATAAATGCCCGTCTGGAAGTTCATCAAATGTAAAAGGTACATGATTGATGAAATACATCTTCACAATCATACTGCCATTATTGTACCAGCAGTATGCGTGATCGATACGATAAGACATAGGGTTTTCCCATATCTTATATTTATTTTTTATTCTTACCCCTGTAAGTGTCTGTTTGGGCGTGACAGTTGGGGCACAAGATACGAAGATTTTCTAAACGATTATCGTGATGGTTGCCGTTTATATGGTCAAGTTCAATAGGTGCTGGTTTTCCATTCCATTCAGTTATACCACAGCACTCACACTTGTGTTCTTTAAGACCTTCTGCGATTAAACGACCTTTTAATTTAAAAGATTGAACCACAGAATTTTCTATTAAGTATTCTTCAATAGGTCTTTTTGGACCAATAACTTTTCCCCTGTTCCAAGCTTGACCAGTAAAATGAGATATATCAATATTTAATTTTTTAATTCTTCTATTAGTTGTTTGGTAATTCCCACCAGCAGGAACTATATCAAGTTTTTCTAAAACTTGCCTAATACTAGTTGATTTTTTTACTGCTTCACGAAGTTCTTGTTCGCTATATGTATATCTGCTATTCATTTAAATAGTAAACGCTATTACTATTTATAAAGTTTACTATTTTAAGTAGGCGTGAGTGGATTCGAACCACCGCTGGAGGACTTTTAAGGTCCCTGTCTCTTCCGCTGGACTACACGCCCGTGTATGGGACCATTATAACTCTTGAAGTTGTAATGGTCAAGTGCTGGTTGCGTGGATCGAACACGCCTGTGTCGTCTTATGAGGACGCTCCTATCACCAGATGGGTAAACCAGCAAGGTGGTTCTGCGGAGAATTGAACTCCGTTCAGACACTTATAAGGTGTCGGCCTTAACCAATAGGCGACAGAACCTAGACAATGAACTATGATGCCTCGTTGTTTAACTCAGTGTGTATTCGTACAAAGTCATCATCCGCAGGTATCATAACTGCTGCTCTGCCATTCTCGTCAATTATTCCTAAATGCTCTCCGTTCTCAACACGTTCCATCAGTTCATCAAACCTCTCTTGAAACTCTTCCACGGTGAAAACTTCCATTTTGTGTTTTTATTTAGTTATTGTCCTGACCTTTGATAGCAAGGTCAGCATATTCAATCTGCTCAGGATCCAATTGTGCGGTGACAACTTCCAGCACGTTCATAAACTCTTGAACAGTATCACACTCAACCAGGCGCTCGCTGCCCTGATCGCTGAGAAGAAGAAAACTGCGGGTGCAAACATCAATCACAATGCCTTGGACGGTCTCTTGTGCGGTGCTCATTTGGTGGTTCCGTTGATTACCCCCATATTATAGGGCGTCTTGGGTCAGGTGTCAAGCCAGGGCAAAGGAGGTTGATCCGATACCAACGGCATTAAATACAACTCTGTTTCCACTTAATGAAATTCTTACTGGTGTAGTATTCGCAACACTAATGAATCCATTAAAAGCAGTCACAATACCACTTGCAATTGAAACTGCTGTTCCTACACGTAATTGATTTACATATAAGTTATCAAGATTTATTGGACCAAGTAAATTTACATCCTTATAAAAGGTTACATTCCCATTAAAAAAAGTATCAGAACTATAATATTTTGTTGATGTAATGATTGCCATAATTTTATCCAAAAACAGAATCTACAACAGTATTAACTAAACCAGTCGTTAACCCTTCAATTAAATCTAACCCAACAAAACTACCTTCAAAAACTAGTTTTGTAAAATCTAATCCAAGTGCCGCAATCATATTGCCACTAGTTCCCTTCACATCAACTTGTTGACCATCGATCATTATTCGACCTGAACCAGATTTAAAGTTAATATTTCTACCAGCTTTAAAGTGAATGTCTTCTTCTGCCTCAATCATAATATTGGTTGCATAAATGCGAACCATTCCATTTGCACTAATAGAAACATTACCATTATTACCAATAATAATTACATCTTCTCGACCTTCTTCATTATTAGTTCCACCAGATATTTGAATTGTGTGGTCATTATATATTCCCATCAATCCGCCACTACTTAGACTAATGGAAGATTGATTATCACCACTATCTGTTACACCATAAATTTTATAAACGTCCGTTCCCTGCATACCCATTTGAGGGTTAGCAGTATCAATCCTAAAGTTAGGGTTGAAACTAATCAGTTGCCTTTTGTAAATATTCTTTGGTCTTTCTGCCATTACTTTACGCAATCAACTACAGTTTGAAGTTTTCCGCCAAACTTGGGTGATCCAAGAAGTGGACGTAGAATTGCTCCAGTTCCAGTATCTGAGGAAACTATAAGAACTGGTAGACCGTCAACAACGTTATTTAGAGGTGTGACTTTATAGATACGTCCATTATCAATTTGAACATCATAAGTATTACCAAAATTATCGGTCACTGTAGCATCTTTATATCCACTTCCACCATTCTCAATAAGTATATTGATAACAGAATATTCATCAATATTTCCGACCGAATAATTTTCCCCTTCAGAAACCATATAAATTCCTATCACTTCTCCATTTTGATTAATAACTGATCTAGCAACTGCACCATATCCTTGGTCAATTTCATCTGTAATTTCAACAAATGGTGGATATTGATATCCAGATCCAGGATTTGTAACTTGCATACCTATTATGCTTGCAGTCACATTACCATCTTCTTGTGTTACAAGATTTCCATAAACAGGAATTGCTTCTGCATCAGATCCATTGCCACCAAAAATATTAACAACAGGTGGCAAAGCAGTTTCTATCGCATCAGTAAAACATTCTTGAACAGAGGCAATGTCTACTCCAGAATTAATAATATCTGTAATGTTTTGAACTGATTGATACGAGTTAACCATTGAATCTTCTAATGTTGAAATAGATCCAGATGGTCCGCAACCAACTCCCCACTCATTTACCAATCCCGTAAATGCACTAGCATCTTGATTGCAACCAAATCCAACTCCAGATTCAGAGAACATTCCAATTGCTTCTCTTAAGATATTACCTACATTAAAGTCGGAAAAGAATTGTAATAGTGTCGCTACCCCTTCTAATGGACCAATGAACAAGTTTTCAAGTACACCAACAACGGAATTTAAAACTGCTCCAGCAAATTGTTCTGTTGCACAACTCGTAAATCGATCTACATTATCTAATGTAGATTGTAAAATATCAGATACAAGAGACGTAAGTTGATCAATTGCCGATCCAGCGATACAACCAAACGATTCTTCAAGAGCTTTAACAGGTATTAGCATTGCTTCTTGAGCAGCGACACCAGCAAGATGTGCTGCAACTGGATTCGCTGTCGCTGCAAGAACTTGTGCATAAATTAATTGATATAATAAATTTAATCCCTCTTTAAGCAAACCTATTAATCCTGAAAATGAACCTCCTTCAGCTTCATTTCCATTAATAATATAATTCATGGACGAACCAATAAAATCATTACAGTAAGATACGATTGAATCTGTAGCTTTATCGATTTCTTGTTGTATTTTTTGAAGATCTCCCTCAAACCTTTTCAGGTCTTTCATTAAATTATCAACTTTTGCTTTGATCTTATCAAGTTGTGTGTTTTTAACTGTATTTGCTAAATGAACTTTTTTACAAATAGCTGAATTTTCTGCAACGACTGTTTCTCCAACTATCTGAGATACTCTTTGGGCGACCTCATCACTACCGCTAACAGGAGAACGTAAAGAATTTTCAGTTGGTTGATTATTTTCACTCGGAGTTTGTTTGATATTTTTTTGCATGAGTTCAGAGAACCCAGTAAATGCTTCAAACGGAGACTTATATGAAGTAGAAGGAACTGAATCGCTTCTACCAAAAGTTGCAAGAATCACAGGGATTTGAGCGTTGTCCCCATCTAAAAAGAATCCAAGAACAATATCACCTTGCTGCAATTGAACTCCAGTTGCAACGTTTGCTGCACCACTTCCTGCAGTAGTTGGAATTAAACATTGTGCCCAAGGTAAATCCTCATTTGGTAAATCTGCTTCACTATAAGGATGATAACCAAGAATCCTAACCTTAAAACGATTTCCCCATCCACCACCTTCTACTTGTTGCCCCATAGAGGAGAGTGGTGGAATCTGCCCGATCCACCAACGAAATCCATCTCTACCAATAAAATGACTTTGTAGTAATGATTGATCTAACATTTATGATGCCTTTGCCTCTACATTAATGCCAAACGTATCTCTTATTAATTTTAAAGAAGTGTAAGAAGAATCACTATCAAAGTGATGACATAACTCTTTAATCATATATAGACCACTAGTTTCAGTATCATTTTCAGTTGTTTGAGATTGAGTAATTTTTGGGAAACGACAATCAATGATATCACCTGCTCTCAAATTTGTGTTTGATGGAATAACCATTGTTAATGTTTGGGAAAATAAAATATTATATCTCATTAAAGACTGCGATTGATATTCAGATTGATCAGAGTTAATCGACGTTGATACATCTTTTTCTAGTGTTCCAACGTCATAAACAGCAGTAATAATACGAGTTGGAACATCACCTAAAGTTTTATCAGATCCTTCGGAAAGTGGTGGTAATTTAATTTGACTGCCAAGGTTTTTAGTTTTGCCAGCATAATTTTCAAGTTTAAATAAACCCTCTTCTGGTTTGGAAAATGAGAAATCTAATGGATTAAAGAACATTCTATGACTTCCATAGGTTCCTAATTTAAGTTTTTCAACTAGATTTTGATTTTTTACAGTCATATAATTCAAAATCTTCAAATCATTATCAACTTTATTATTATTTTCATCATAAGAAACAGTAGCCTGGCTGTAAATATATGTTTGTTTTGCTGGTTGTTTTATGAGTTCATCAATGGATCTAAACTGAAATCCGTCTTTAGTTTGATAGAATAAAAATCCTGCAGTGGCACTACCAGAAGATTCAGGAACTGCTTTGGCAGCTAACCAAATTAGAACTGTAAAAGGTTTTCTTAAATTCCCAATAAATCCATACTTGTTTGAAGTTTTATCAATCGCACCTATTTTAGAAGTTTTTAAAGTATCTTTTAAGATCTTTTCAACAGAATCACTTATTTTTAGACTTGTTGGATATTTTGCACCGACACGAACTGTCTCATTTGTAATTGCTTCTCTTGATACTAAATGAAGTGTAAAACTTTCTTGGTTTGTTTCAGAAATAACATCCGTAATGCTAGAGACATAAAAATAATCTTCTACTTTTTTAGAAAAATCTAATCCAGGATTTTTTTCAGAATTTCCTGCGATCTTCATTGAAACTCTTTCACCACCACGAAGAGGAAGACCATTGTAAATGGATTGTGCTTCAGATCCTCCTTCAGGTACAATTGTATTACCAGTATTAACGACTTTTACTTTTGCTGTAATTGTAGGTGAAAATAAATCCTCATAATAATCAATAGAAATCACACCTGTGGTGATATCAATTGATCTTTTACGATCATTGGATTCTAAAACAAACTCTTCATATATGGACTTTTTAGTTGACATTATAGATACGCTAAATCTAGCAGAAGTTTATTCTTGATAAAGTTATTTAACAACGCAGACTCGGGAACTTGTTGAGGTGTTCTTCCAACGTTTTGATTAGATTGAGGTGGAGTAGTATCTGGAAATGATTGTTCAGCAAGATTAACAAGTAAATCCATTCCAGAAATGCTTGGTGTAAGTGATGAAGGTGCTTGTTGAGAAGCTGAAGCAATTTGTGCTGGTGGTTGTGGTGCTACAGATGATCCGCCAAGTTGTGAACCAGAAAATCCACCAGCGATCAAATCTGCTCTAAGTCTAGAACTTAAAGCAGTTTCTCCTCTAGCATCATCAGATACACCTTTTCTAGATTGATTAGGATAAAAAGGAATATCAAATGCTTGATTTGAATAGTGGTAAGATCCTGAAGCATGTCTACCAGTGTTTATTGATCCTATTGTCCATCCTTTACCCTGCAACCATTTAATTGCAGCATCTCTTGTCACTTGACTATCAAATGCAACGTGATCGTGATAATTTCCTGCGGCATGATCTGCCCTATATCTTTTATGTGTTCGATCTCCAGTAAGATATTCAACGATCTTTCCACCTTTTCCAGATAAAGCAGATGGTTGTGAGGCAATAGAGATATTGTCAGAAATACCAAATTCCTTTTTCTTCCTTTCAATTCTTCCACCCATTTCAGCGACAGTTATTCTTCCATCTCGATTAGTATCAAGAGGTGCATTTGAAGAATATTCTCTAGAAGGTGAACTATAAAGAACTTTATTAGGATCACCAGATGCATATGCTGGAGCAAACACAGTCGAATATAATTGTCCAGCTCCTGCTCCCTTTTTTAAATTCCAATTTTCAAAATACTTATCAACATACTTCATCTGCTCAGCTCTACTCATTCTCTTTAATGCTGCTTGAGTAGTTCCAACAGATTTTGCACTAGCGGCACTAAATTGAATTAATCCAACATGAGTTCCATTATCAGCTGCGGGATTAAATCCACTTTCGGCAGCAATTACTCCTAACAAATCTCCTTCTTTGATTCCATATTTTTGAGATACTCTTTTAACTTCTGCTAAAAATGCCGCATCATTGCCAATTCTTTTTTGAGCCACTCCAGACAGTCCTGCCGTTGCATATACTCCAGGTCCTTGTTCTTCATAAGCATCTGGAGGTGGTTGTTCAGGTTGTTGCGAAAAGGGTGTAGTAACCAAACTAAAAGCTTCTTGAATTTGATTACTCATACTTCCAACAGTGCCGTTCAACTCATCCATAGCTTTTCTAACACGTTTTGATGTATCAAAGAAATCAAAGGATGCAATATTTTGTGCAACAGATCCAAGAATATTCCAAGTTCCAGTAAATATATTGATCATATTTTTTAGAAATCCACCAGCAATTTCTCCTGCCCTTTGAACTCTACCAATAAATTCCTTACCCCAAGCAATCCACTGTGGTAAATTTTTCATTAACCATCCAGCAGTAAGATAACCAAGAAATCCCAATAGTCTCCCAAAAAGTCCTTTTGAAGTGTCTGCCTGAGCTAATTGTCCTGCACCTCCTTTCGTAACTATATCAGGAGACTCCAATTCATCTTCCAATTGTTTCCTTCTCTCATATTCAACTCTTCTATCTCTAATCATCTTTGTTTGAGCAAAAGCGTCTCTTTTTACTTTTGTATTTCTAAAAACTAATTGAGTAACATTTCTAATTGATTTTCCAGCATCTGTAAGTCCCTTACCAATTTGGCGAGAAACTCCTGTTATTCTTTGTGTATTAATTGCTGGGGATATGACTGCCATTTTCTTACATTACTACATTGTAGTTTAATTGGGAATATAAAACATAAAAATTGTCAGTGTTTCCAGGAGAGATTAGTGGAACATCACTAATTGGACCTGAAGAAGCAGAAGATTGTGGTGTAGGTGCTTTTGACTGTCCACCAGTCAAAATAATATTTGGTTTTGCTTCAGGTAAAGTTCCGATTGGTGTTTGTTCTTTTGGTGGTGCCTGAATATTTGCAGTGCTAGGAGGAGTTGCTTGCATTCCAGCCTGCTGATAAGACTCTAAATTAGGTGTTCCAGGAGAAGCAGATTGTAATAAACTTTGCGATGATACAGAGAATGTATTATTTTGATCAACATTAAATTGCATTGGCACTGTTGATATTGCAGGAGTCTGTGGTTGAACTACTGCTGGTGCGGGAGTTGTTGCTGCTGGCGCTGCAGCAGGCGGCGCTGGTGTTGGTGTTGGTTTACCAGATACTGCAGTAGGTGTTTGTGGTTTATCTTTTTGAGTCATTCTATAACCTTCCAATCCAAGTCTTGCGATCGCTGCTGGAGTCCCAACAAAAGGAAGCATCGATGTTGCACTTAAGGCTGCTCCACCATAATCACCCCGACTAAGATCATATGCTGTTCCAAGACCTCCAGCGACTATATTAAAACCAGGTATAAGCCTACCACCGCCTTTAAGAAAATTTCCTGCTCCTCGAAGTAATCCACCACCTCTTCCAATATTAGACATTCTCGTCATTAAATTTACATCACCAGTGATAAGAGGTCTTGCACCTGCTCCCGCTCTTGCAGCATTTGCAGCCGCTGATCCTGCTCTTGCTCCACCCCCAAATATTCTAGCCAATGCACCACCGGCAGCTCTAAATGGAGCTAAAACAATTCTTGCTGCCATTCCTGCTATTCTTAAGGTTAATCCCGTAATCGTTCTCATTAAGAGACCAAATCCAAGATTAATTGCTGCAAATGCTCCTAAAGAAAATAGAAGGTTTTTAATAAGTGAATTTTTAATTTCTTCTAGTCTTTTAGTATTACCAGAAGTATATGCCTTTAAAGTTTCAATTCCTTGATTTGTTAACCACCCAAAGAATAAAGTTGTCATCGCACCCATGATGCGTTCAAATAATCCACCAATTTTTTGTTGAAGATTTATAATTGGTTTGGCAAGGGCACCCGCAATTCTTCTCTCAAGTAAATTTTCTCTTCCCTCTCTTATTTTTCTTTCATTTAATTTTCTTTCTGCTTCTTGCTGATCCTTAATATTTTTTTGCTCTATCGCACTTTCACCTTGAATACTTTTTAATAAATTATTAATATTAGTACCAAGATCTCGAACATTTACGCGAACGACATCCAGTATTGGTTGAATAGCACTTACAGATTGTTGAGTTTGTTGAATCTGTAAATTTTGTGCTCTATCAACCAAATTGGTTTGAGGTCTTACAACTATAGCTCCGCCACGCTCTGTCGCTCCACCACCACCGCCACCAAATCCAGATACTCTCGTACTTCTAAATATTGCCTTTCTTCTTTCCGACGACAAATAAGATCCCGTGGTAGGATCAACCCCAGTTTGTGCTATTGTAAAGGGATCAGCCATTCGATTGGTTCTTTAGATTTTCTTCTTCGATATATTGTTGGAGAAGAGTAATATAAACTTCCCTTTCCCAAGGAATCATATTTTCCAACTCTGTCAATGAATATTTATGGTGCTGAATGAGAGCAAAGTTAGTTTTGTAGTATGACGCAAGATCTTCATGCGCCATTGCTAGGCGAAAAAACTTGTTAGTCCCTCCAGAACAACTTCACTTTCTACTCCAGTATTTGGGTTTTTAACCGTAAGTACATGAGAAAGTTTAGGCATCGTTTCAAAGAATTTTTCAATTTCTTTAAATTGATGGGATGTTAGTTGCTCAAGAAAATCTTTCAACTCTTTTTTTGTCGAGTCAGATGCTGCCCACGATTCTTCTTCACTATAAATTTGTTCGATACAAGAACAAATCATATCAAAAGTATCATCAACAGAAATTTCACTACCAGCAGTAAAATTATTTTTAATAAACTCCTGCATTGATGGATATCTCATTCTCAAAGTTAAAGTATCATCAAGTTTAATATCTCTAGAGTGATCTTCTCTAAAATTTACTTTGATTTCATCAAGATTAACGCTCATTGGAACTTGCGTCTTCTCATCATCTGGACATGTAATTAAAATATCGACATTTTCTCCAACTGATTTACCACGAATATTCAAAAACAAATACTCAATATCAAACGTCGCTAAATCATCAACTTTAATACCACGTGTAATAATACAATTTGTAATTACTGTTTTAACTGCTTCAGCAATTTGCTTTGGATCCTCGCTCTCCATCGCAAGAATCAGAATTTTTTCTTCTTTAACTAAAAATGGGCGATACTTAACGACTTTTTTTAATGAAGGGACTTCCAACTCATATGTTGGAGTAGAAATTTTTGGTAAAGGCATAATGACCTATAGAACTTCAGTAAAATTATTTAGAATAGAGATTCGGAGTTTGCTTGAGAACCTAATGGATTTTGAGACAATGAAGTTGCCGACGCTTGTAATTCGGTAGTATTATTTACCCCAAATTTAGCATTTTGGAAAACATCATCTGCAGATGAAATATTTTGTTGATCTGTTTGACTTTGAGTAGGATTTTGATTATTGCTATCACCAAGGACTGACTGACTAAATGTGCTTGTTTTTCCTGCAATATAACGATCATAAGAAAATGTTGTCGATACTTTTAATGTATCAGAGTTTAAATAACTGACTTGCAGAGAACCAATATTTTTTGGATAAAATCCACGAAAATTATATTCAATTTCTTTTTGATAATCTCGATCAAATTTGACAATTTTAACAGCATTTGCTTTGTAATTATCAGGGTATTGCATCCTGATAAAATAACCTTCCTGATTTTGATTGATAACTGGGGTATTGCTTGGATCATCATGAACAAACGATCCACTTGCAATATATTCCATCCAAGTTTCTAAAAACAAAAGCATTTTATAGTTTTTATCAACGTAAAATTCGAGTGTTATATCATCATATTGTCTCGTATGGACAAATTTTTCTCGAATGCCCATGAAGTTTGAAATTTCATTTGAAGCTAAATTAGTTGTTGGTAAAGATGCACTATAACAAAGAAGTCCTGCATTATTGTATATAAAACTACTATCAATACCTTTTTTTAAAAGATAACCGCTTAATTTATCTGGAAGCGAACCAAACTGAACTTCATAATGAGAAGTTTGCGCTAGATTTGTTAAGATTGGTTTGATATCCGATATTCTACGGGGACTTACTGCCACTCTAAATACCTTATATGAGTCTTATAGTATAAGTATTTAGATGTCTTATAAAGGAAAATATAAACCATCATACCCAAAAAAGTATAAAGGAGATCCAACAAATATCATTTATAGATCACTTTGGGAACGTAGATTTATGGTCTATTGTGATACAAATGAAAGAATATTAGAATGGGGGAGTGAAGAAGTATTTGTTTGGTATAAATCACCCATTGATGGCAAAGCACATAGATATTTTCCTGACTTTTACATCAAAGTTCAAGAAGCGACTGGTTCAATTAAAAAATATCTAATTGAAATTAAACCACAAAGACAAACAGTTCCTCCAACAAAACCTCAAAGACAGACAAAAAAATATATTAGTGAAGTTTATGAATATGCCAAAAATCAATCAAAATGGGAGGCAGCAAGAGAATGGTGCGCTGATCGTGGATATGAGTTTAAAGTCATCACAGAAAACGAACTCGGTATCAAATAATGCCAAGAAAGACACTCCAACAAAGAAGTAAAGATTATAATCGTATTTCCAATCTCGTAAAGAATTTAATTGGAATAGAAAGTGCCGATGATCTAATGATTGAATTGATGAATATTATCCCAGAAACCAAATCCCCCCCAGTCGCTGGTAAGTTTTATATTTTTGTTTATAATGCCAAAACTCCAAATATGAGATATGATCAAAATCCCCTTGTAGCAGTAACAGACGTTTATAAGTGGGGATTTAAAGGTTTAAATTATCATTGGGGAGAGGTTAGACAATATACTTGGGACGAAGTAGCAGGGGGAATGTATGAAGTTTATAAAAATGAAATTGAAGATCTAAGAAGATTGCCTTTTGGGAATATTAGAACTAAATAATTAGAAAACGTAAATGGCAGATACGCTAAGATATCCGTTAAAAATGCTACTTGATAATCAAGATTATTTGAAAATAACTTGTGTAAAATATCAAGCACCTGGGATTAACATTAATTATGGCACCGATGGTAATTTTAATTTACCAAGTTCAGACGATACCTATAGCTCTATAAATCCACAGTCAATAGAAGGAACGATTATTTTACCAATTCCAGATAATCTTCCACCAACTGTCAGTAGCACTAATTGGGAAGCGAGTACTTTTGGACCTTTAGAAGCAGGACTTGCAAGAGTAGGAGAAGCGACTGTTGCAGGAAGCCCAATTCAAGGACTTGCAGAAGCGGTCACGCAATTAAATAATCTTGCAAATGCTGCACAAACTGGAATAGGACAAAAAGCAGTTCAAACTGCTTTTATATCTAAAGCCATACAGCAAGTAACCGGACAAAATCAAGGTGTAAATCTCTTAGGAAGACAAACTGGTGCCGTTTTTAATGAAAACACCGAACTCTTGTTTAGAGGTGTAAAAATGCGTGGAGCATTCCAATTTGCATTTGAAATGACACCAAGATCTCAACAAGAAGGAGAACAAATTAAAAAAATAGTTCGTTTCTTTAAAAAACAAATGTCTGCAAAGAAAGGAGCAAGTAGCGGAGCTGCTGCAGGTTTATTTCTAAAGGCACCAAATGTTTTTAAGATTGAATATATGAGTGGTGCAAAAGCTCACCCATATTTAAACAGATTTAAAATTTGTGCTCTTACAGATTTAAGTTTTACATTTAATGGATCTAATACCTATGCAACATATGCTGATGGAACACCAGTTCATATGCAATTAGGATTATCATTCCAAGAACTTACACCAATTTATGATACAGACTACGACAAAACAGATGGTTTAGGAGGAGTTGGATACTAATGACTTACTTTAGAGAACTTCCAAATATAGAGTATCAATCATTTTTATCAGATGTAAAATCATCCGATCAATATCTCGTAGCTAAAAATCTTTTCCGTAGAGTTAAACTTCGTGATGATTTGCAAAATATGTTTACTGTTTTTGACAAATATCAAATTCCAGATGGTTCTAGACCAGAACTTGTTGCAGAAGAACTTTATGGAAGTGTTCAATATGATTGGGTAGTTCTAGTATCCGCAGGTATTACTAGAATTAGAGATCAGTGGCCACTTTCTGACAAACAAGTTTATGATTACTCCGAAGAAGTTTATGGAGATAAAATCAATGCAGTACACCATTATGAAACAACAGAAGTCAAAGATTCTCAGAATCGTTTAATTCTTCCAGCAGGACGGATTGTAGATGAAGACTTTAAAATTTCATATTATGATAATGGAAGTCTTTATACAAATGAGTCAACTTTAGGAACAAATATCATTAACATTGCAAATCCAGTTATTGGGGTTTCTAACTATGAGTATGAAGTTCTTAAAAATAATGAAAAAAGAGGAATATACGTCCTCAAACCAATTTATTTACAGCAAGTGTTGAATGATACAAGAAAGGCAATGACCTATGACAAATCATCACAATATGTAAATGATAAACTGATTAAAACAGAAAACACTAGTGCATTAGCGCCATAAGAGTTCTAGATTCTTATCAAAAATCATCACATATCGGTGCTTGCGGGAGCGGTCTTTCCATTCTCCTGCAGCACCTTTTACTTTTCCACGAGAGTGTTTAGTTCCATCTGAATAATAGAAATCTTTTTTAGGGTCTGTGAGACCTGCATATTTAAAATTACAAGCACGATAAATTGTACCAGAATGGTAATCTGAATCAGCATAAGAAATGATTGCTTTAACTTCAGTATCTTTCCGAAGTTGTCTAATCGCTCGTGACACAAACCAAGAAGTGATGTTATATTCGCATGACTGCGTGTTAGGTTCGATGCAAAGTCTTGAGAGTTCAAAGAGTCCTTGTTGTTCATTTCGTTCTAGTCCAAAAGCACCTTGAGCAATTTCAGGTACAGGGAGTCCAGTAAAAATACAGACTCCCCGAATACCACCAATATTCAATGGGCAAAAGTCATTATTCTTATAAAGACCATAATTATACCCAGATTTAAAAGTTTTCGAAAAGTCCTTAAGATAATGAAACCGCAGAAGCAATTCTGCGGCTTCGGACTTACTTACACGATCAATGGTGTAATCAGACTTCACTCTTCGGCAAGACGGGCAAAGTAGGACAGAGCATCATCATCCTCATCTTCCTCAACCGCAGCAGCACGGCGGGTCGGTTGAAGATTGTTGAGTTCACTGCGAAGATCATCATCCAGTTCCTTTACAGGACCACGGGTGTTGTCCTCATCCAGATCTTCAGGATCCTGGTAGCGAGGAGTGCCTTTGGTGCCAAGCACATAGTCAAGGCGCTTCTTCAGTTCATCGTAGGTCTTGAACTGGTCAGCAGCGACGAGTTCAGCAAGCGAATACTGCTTCTTCCAGATCGCTTCCATTGCATCGTCATCGTCCAGCAGAGCACTTTGAGCAGCAAACTCACTGGAGTCATAGTTACGATAACCAGCAACGTTCTTTGCCTTCAGTTTGAAGTTGGCACCTTGCCAGAAGTCAAACGGATCGATTGCTTCTTCATCCTCAAACTCGGGTTGCATTGCAGCAGTCAGTTTGTCAAAGATCTTCTTACCAAACTTATACAGGAAGACTTTACCTTCGTTGGCGGGGTTGGCAGGGTCCTTCACAACGTAAATGTTGGAGATATAAGTCAGTTTACGCTTCTGCTTACGTGCCAGTTCTTTACCAGCATCAGTGCCGTTGTTCCAGAGTTCGGAGTTCAGTTCCGACACAGGATCCTTCTGACCCAGAGTAGTCAGAGAGTTCTCAATATACCAACCACCAGGACCTTGGAATGCGTGACTGTAGAGTTTCACGAACGGAAGGTCCTCACCGTTCGGAGCAGGAAGGAAACGGATCACGGCATAACCATTGCCGCTCTTATCTACATCCAGTTTCCACAGACGGTCATCAGAAGAACCGCTGCTTGTATTCATTTTTTCAACTTCTTTAACCAGTTTGGCAGTAAGATTGCCAAGTTTAGATTGCTTCTTAAGGTCAGCAAAAGACATTTGGATTACCTCGGATAGTTTGGATTCGGGGGATTACTCGGATAGTATAACAGAAATTGCCTCAATGGTCAATGAATTGCTTGAGGGACTCAATGGTTTTGTTCATACTACTGAATAATATATTCATATCAGTCTCTGGTGGGAAACCCATCAGTGCCACTGATTTGCGAAGGTTCTCTTTCATTTCAACCGCTTCGGGGTCGTCTGAAAGGGACAACCTAGTATACATCACTCTCTGCTTTTCTAGCAAGAGCTCAAGTTTCTCAATGTGTTCCAGTTTGGTCTCACGGGACATACCACCAAAGGTGAGAATACTTCCGTAAATCTCTTCTTGCAACTTATTAATTTCTTTCAGTTCTTCTTGAATAATATCGGAGTCAAAAAAGCTACTCATCTATGATTTCCCTTAAAATCTTCTTGAATTGAAACACATCTGTATTTAGAAATGGAGAATATTTTTTAATTTTTAAGCTGACGGTTTCCCACACAGGGTCAAGAAGTTTCTTATCAAAATCTTTTACGATTGAAAATATTTTGTCGTAAATTACGAATGTTTCTGGCGATAATTTCCCGCTTAGAAATCTTTTGAGAACCATTGGATGTCCTTTGGAACAATTGAACACAGTTTCTAATTCGTTCTCGGAGAACAATTCCGTTGATTGTTCTTTGAACAAGTAGGTCAAACTCTGTTGCCTCTTTTTCCAATCCGAATAAACTTTTTCCCCTTCGGTTATTAAAGAACCAATCCATATCGCAGAGTTACTTTCAGATTGAACAAAATTAGACACTAAAAAATCAATAATTTCTTCGTCTTTGAATTTTCTACTTGTTTTCTCAAACCAGTATTTATCGGCACGACGGTTAAAGCTAGTTAAAGAAGCACGAACTTTTTTATTGTATTTGAAGTAATCATACTTCTCATTACTAAAATGTGATTTTAGAGCAAGGTATTCACAATAAACTTGATAGGGCGTCACCTTCAAAGTGCTATATTATAACTCTATGTATTATAGCATAATTCAAGAACGGAATCAATCTGTCTTTTTAAATTTTTTCTTATCCCACTTATCTTTATTTTTCTGATAATATTCTTTCATATAAGTTTTTCGTTTTTCTATATTACTCTCTTTATTTTTATTTTTCCTACCCATAGCATAACCTATTGGAATATCTCCATCAACAGGAATAAATTTTTCTATTTCTCCATTAGTAATCCAACATTTATTAACACCAACTAGCCAAGGAGTTTGTCTTCCTTTACTTGACTCACTTATCTTTTGTTTATGAGTTTCACTTAAAGTTTTTCCTTTATTCCATACTTTCCTGCCCTTAAGAGATAAACTTAATTTTTTCTTTGCTTCATCAGATAAAGGTTTTCCTTTTTTTCCACGTAAAGAATCTCCAACTCTTTTCTTGTGCTCTTCTGATAATTTTTTTCCTTTATGAGATTTACTTATTAAAATTTTTGTTTCTTCAGTATGCTTATATCCAGATACACCATCACCACCATTAGTTTTATTTCTCAATATTCCAGTTTTCAAATCCTTTCTACCGAAGACAGCAATCATATACTTTTCATGTCTAAATGCCTCTTCTTCTGTTAGATTTTGTTTGAGAAATATAATTCTTGATTTGTATTTTGGTGGTTTTATTTCACCTTTACTTTTATTAAAAATTCTATTTTTTTCACCCTTACCAATATAATAAGGTGTTCTGTCTTCACGCAAATATGCGTAAGTATAGTATTCCATCTGCTTTTTGTTTGTGGTAATACTATTTATACAAGAAAAGGAGCATTTCTGCTCCCACTCTTTGCTTTTGAATAACCACAAACAAAAGCACTACTATTTATTACAATTATAGAGGCAAACGAGCACGGGAGGTTTTCTTCATAAAGTTAAGACGAGTTGCGTCCCACTTTAGTTTCTCTTTCAAAGGTTTTGAAATGAGTTTCACCACCGATTCTACCTCAAGACTATTGGATTCGCAATAGTGGACGATTGCATCAATATAGTTGAAGTTTTCTTCAGCTACAATTTTTTCAATCTCAAGGGCAAATTTTGAAGGAGTTAAAAACTTACTTTCTATTGCTTGTTCTAATTCTTTATTTGGTTCCATAGAGTTCCAGTTTATCTCTAACAAACTTTCTAATGTATTCTGTGAGAAGTTTGATGTATTTTGTTTTGTCTCTTTCTTCATAAACGACGCATTCTCCATTTTCACAAGCCATGATGATTACAAGTTTTTTGACTGAAATACCAGTCAGTTCGTAAAGCATACAACCATATGCCATACACTGAACAAAATAATGTTCGATCCACTCGCGTGGTTTTGGTTTTTTAGAAGTCTTAAAGTCGATTATCGCTAACTCGCCGTCATATTCGGCAATACAATCAACTGTCCCAGCAATACCTAGTTGCTTACTATATAGGGACCCTTCAAGGGCGTAAATATTATTTATGCGATTTATCTCCGTTTTCGCAATCTTAAAAAGAAAATCCGCAATCGGCGCAACAGACGGCAAATCTTGATTCTTAAGGTAGTGCTCCGTAAGAGAATGCATATCCGTGCCGCGAGAAGTCGCCGCCTTAGTAACCTTATCAGCTTCCTCCTCACCGACCTTTTTACGCCAATTGACAAAGATTTCACGATTAAAATGACTCGTAATGGAAGTAATAGAAACTAGTTTAAGTAGTTCTTCTTCATCAGGCACAGAATAATATCTTACATCATCAATTGTTTCACGCTCCAACTGGGGGAGTTCAATATCAATATGATTAAACATCAAAAACCAGCATCCATTTTCGCAATAATGTATTCTTTAACAAGTCCAGAACGAACAATATCGTCTACACCAAATTCAATTATATCAAATGATGGCATTTTACGCAATACTGACATAAAATCTACAATACCATTACGCTCATTTGTTTTCTGTAAGTCTGATTGAGAAGCATCACCACAGAAACAAATCTTGGTATTCTCACCAACACGAGTAATAATAGAATCTAGTTCGTGGAAGTTTAGATTCTGAAACTCATCAACAATAATAATAGCATTATCAAGCGTGGTTCCACGAAGAAAAGAAGTGGACCAGAACTTAATAGTTTCCTGTGACTTTAGATTTCCATAAAGCATTTCAAAGTCAGCATCAGAAGGCATCTGGAACATATACTTCACCATATTCTTATAAGGAATCTGGTAAATGTCTGCCTTATCTTCATGAGATCCAGGTAGAAATCCAATCTCACGAGTTGCCACAAGTGAACGAACAAGATAAATTCTCTCATAAGGAGTTCTTTCATCTAAAACATCACAGAGAGCGTTATATAGAGTGATGAATGTTTTACCTGTTCCAGCACACCCATAAGCAATTAGATGTTTTCCTGCTGCATAAGATTCAAATAATCTTTTTTGATTATCGGTAAGAGGATCAATATCTACCAAATATTCAGAACTCAGAGGTTTTCTCCTCTTCATTTGCTTCGCAGTTAAACCAACTCCGATAGGTTGATCATTCGTTCTTTTTCTTCTTGCCATTAGAGTTTCTTTACAGTTGAACCAGGTGCCTTGCTGGCTTTTTCTAATACATCATTCCATCCAGGATTGCGATTGATGAGTTTATTTCTCCACTCACCAACTTCTCCAGGAGAAGGGCAAGTAGAAGGATCAGACCAATCACGAGTCCAATCTGGGTTATCTTTTTTCCACTGGTCCCAGTCGTGGATACTCATTTCCACTTCTTTCTGTTCACCAGTTTTTGTATTCACTACGGGGTACGTTGGCATTGTTATAAAATCAAGATAATTTATTTAGACCCATTCAAGAGCTTCTGCAACTGTTGGGAATTGTTCGGAAAACACCTTCTTACATTCCAAGGCAATATCCATATGCTCTTTTTGAGTTCCGTGAGCAGAACGAAGATTGATGTAGTGAATCCAACTACGACAAGAACCCGTCATGTAAATGCGCGTAGGAGTCGCCAGAGGCAGGACAAACCTTGCACACTCCTTGGCAACACCATGATCAAGAAGTTCCTTGTAGAGGCGCATAGAGTGTGCAAAATGGTCTTGAATCTTGCTCTGAAGAGTCAGTTTTTCATATTCTGGAATATCATCAATCGAGTTCTGACGATTCTTGGTGTCCTGACGGCGAAGGTCAGGAACAGGAATATAATCACTCAACAAAGAACTATCTGCGTAACGCTGCGAAAACTCTTGAAACGTGAAACTACGGTGACGCAAAATTTGTGCTGCAATTCCACGAGTTGTTTCAATCTCAAGACTCATAGTGCTCTGCTCAAAAACAGACCAATGATTGTGCTTAATACAATAACGTAGCAAACCCGCATAGTTTTCAGAATCTTGATTCGCTGGATTAGAAACTCTAGCAATATATGCCATTGTTTGTTCTGCATCGGGAGTCACGCTGATAAGTTTTACAGTCATTTACCAAATCCTTTTGATGTTTTCTTTTCTAGTTCTGCAAGTTCCTGTTTCAGTACTCGCAATTGTTTTTTCATTTCAATTAATTTTTCAGGAGAATATAAGTGCTCCTGTTTTGCCATTCTTTCAAGCAACTTTACCAATTCTCTTGCTCTACTAGTCATCTAAATCAGAATCCTCAAAAATTTCGTCGTAATCTAAAATTGGTCTTTTTCTTACCTCTGGATTTGTATAAGAATATGCAGATACATCAGAATAAACTTCTGCTTTCAAAGAATCAACCAAGAGTTCTAGATTACGAACAATGAGTTTTAGTTTGTCTCTGTCCATAAAGTGCTATTCTCTGTGGGTATTTTAGCATAAAAAAAGGAGGGGATCAACCCTCCTTTATATCAAGCAACTTGTGGTTGCTTCGCCATATTCAGTTGTGCGTTATGAAGGAGTTTCTCCTTTTTTGCTTTGAGTTTGAGATAGCGAACGAAGTAAGTATTCATTGTGATACCTCCTTGTTGTTATTGCAAGGACGATATGCTACTCCACGATATGTATTTTGTGGATGTGCAGGAGCATGAGTTTGGTTATACCAAGAGACATACTCTTTTTTTGCATCTTCGGTGTTATACTTACACCCTCTATAAGTGACTTGTGACATTAGGTTTTCTCCTTAATTTTGAGGCTAAAGAGCGTTCCTTCAGTCGGCTTTTGCGTCTATTTTGCACTCTTTTGGAGTAATCTGTTTGATTTCCCAAACCAAGTCATTTTTTGCTTGTTTTGGAATATCAACCTTATAGATTCTCCCAACCATTAACTGTGCTTGTAGGCAAGTTAAAATGAGCGTTTCCATAGATGAACGATCCGTTCCGAGTCGGCTTACTTCCGTCCTATTCAGTTTAGCACTTAAGTTTCACAACATCCTTTCGGAGTTCTGATAGCAATCGGTCTTCTTTTCTTTGGTCTACTACATCGTCGTTTTTAACGATGTCCATTAGTTCCCACGCTGCGTCACAACTTATGGTCACTTGATTGGATTTGGCAAGTTGAGGTGTAGAGATAGAAAGAAGTGGAACCCATGCTAAAAGCAAAAGTGCTTTAGTCATAGGATGAACGTTAGGGGAATATTATACCCCTATCCATCCTATATATGCAAGTTTTGTGTGGAAACGGTAATAATAGATACAAAATAGTATCGATATTATACTAAAAAACGTGAAGATTTATAAAAACCTTCACGCGGGAAAATTTTGCCGGAGAAATTTTGCCCCATCTGGGAAATCACTTTCGCTTTTTGGTTTTGGGTGCTTGATAACCCCATGTCTTTGGATTGTATCTGCCATATCCAAAACTAATGCTTTTTAGATTCTCACGAAACTTATCCCAATACATATCAAACAAACGAGTTCTCGTACCTCGTGTAAGATCATAGCAAAGGTTATCATCTACCACGTACTTAACAATATAAGCATCATTAGGTGCTTCTTTAGTGCGAACATCATCATATGAACCATTTTCTAGAATAATCTCACAACCGTAGCGCGATTTGCAGGTTTCTTTTTCTGCTGTTGTCCAATGGTCCATATGCTTTTCCTGTGTCTTTTCAACAACTTGACTCACGAACGACCTCCCCAATGAATATCGGGATATGCTTCAGAAACAATTTCTTTTGTAATCTTATACTTATCCACAAGTTTTTTATCTTTTACAAGGCAAATAATTTCTGCTTCTAATGGATGAAGTCCTTGAAGAAGATTAATGAACATTGACTCCCTACGAATATTGTTGAGACCATCATTACCACCTTTAATAAAGTGATAGAAGTTCTTATATTCTTTGCGAATTGTCGTATGACCTTGCTTATCGCTAGAACCTAGTGAGAAGGATCCAGTTTCATGCATTCTACGAACTTCTTCTGTAATTTTTGTAGAGAGATTACCAGAATGAATGGTTTGATCTTCAAATGCAGAGTATGGAACTGGTCCTTCGGGAAGCATTGAAACTATACTCTCGTCAAAGTTCCAAATTAAAATCGCTTTTAAGCAAGGTTCTGCATATTTAACTAGAACTTCTACTTTTTTAGCATTACTTTTTTGTTTCGATACTAAATCAAGAACTTCAAAAAGGAATGGGTTTCTAGGTAAATTAGGAATTACCGCAGGAGCAACAGGTTTCTTAGCTGTTACTACTTGAGATTTAGTTGTCGTCTTCTGTGTTGTCTTCTTCGTCGTAGTCATGATAGTTTTCAAAGTTAAATGCGATCACCTCATCTGGAATCAAGTTTCCCTGATTATCAAACATTTCGGGGTGAGGTCTTGGAATTTCCCGATAGTTCATCATATATTCTCGTGCTACCCAACCTACCATTACCCCCACTATAAGAAACAAAACGGTTAGAAAGGAACCGAATACTAAACTAACTGCTAACATTTCTTTTTCTCCGGGAAACTACTTTTCTTTTCCTTGACTTTAAGGAAAACTCAAAATAGACAGTTACTTCCCGATTTAGAAAGCAAACTATCTTCTCAAAAATGATGTGAAATGGTTGAGTTTGCTTTCTTTTACCTCCATTAAGAATAAGTTCAACACCACGATTTTTGTGGTTAGAATTATTTATGTTAGGATTATACAATTTGGTTTTCTTTTAGGAATTTTACAGTATCTGTACACCCACCAAGTTTTTTATCATTACAAACAACTTGAGGAAATGTAGATCCTTTACCAAATTCAGAATAAAATTCTTCTCTGGTAAAATGCTCCCCCAAATTATAAACCACAAAGCTGCTTCCTGTCAACTCTAATACTTTTTTTACCCGATAGCAATGTGGGCAACCCTCTTTTGAATAGACTACAAAATTCATAGTTATTAGATAGATTATTACTAATTTATAATAGAAAAAAGGAGGGTATAAAACCCTCCTTATTATACCACCAACTCACCTCTCCCACCACAGAGAAGTGGTCTTCATTCCCAATGATACAAGGATGTTGAAGACTTGATTATTATATAGGATTTTTTGAAAATTGTCAATTATGCTTGTGCTTCTGTCCAAGAAAGACGCCCAAATACGTTAGCAGTTTGTCCAATTCCAGTATTCAGGTTTGTAACTACAATCGTAAGTGTATCAGGTCCGTCTGGATAAATTCCACTATTGGATGAAGTGCTGCCACCACCAAGGACAGAATTACCAAGATCACGAACCCGAGAAAGATCAATTGAATTTGCTCCAGTTCCAACAAAGAATCCTGCAGCGACTTCACCCCCAAAAACTGTTGTAGATGTAACACCAACATAATCAGCAATTTGTGCAAGTGAAGAATTAACTTGTCCGGTAGCATTACCAACAGCATTTGTCCATGAGGTTGTTGATGATGGAACTGCATTTAGGAATGCACGAACAAGTAGGTTTGCATTCTGGGTTGTTGTAGTAAGATCCAGTGCATTCAATGTAAGCTGCATTCTATTAATCAATTCTCTTTGACCAAATGCTGCAGCAATTCCATTGTCAACTGAAGGTGCAACACGAATTGAGAACAACGCTCTACTGACGCCTGGACCAACTGCTTGAGGAGTTTGTTGTCCATAAGTGAAAACAAGAGATTTATCATCATCAAATCTTCCATCCATAATTACACTTGTACCCCAGTGTGAAATAGTTGGACCAAAGCTTGGGAATGCAAGTTCAACACCTGCGGGATTAGTTCCAGCGTATGAAAATGTAACTCCAGTTGCTCCCATACCAACAAATGTTACAGAAGATCCAACAAATCCAGTCGAAGCATTAACCAAAGTGATAGTACCAGAGTTGGCAGATGATAATGCAGAAATCCAAGTTCCTTCAGGTAAGTTTGGATGCAACGCTCGCATACCAATTTGAAGATTCGTAGTTGTTACTCCACTCACTTGATTTCGACCCGTTCCCATGCCACCACCAGTTGCACTAGAAAAATCTAATACAACTGTGTTTCTTCCTCTTACAATTCCAGTAAATGCTGTGGTTCCAATTCCAGCATAAGACATATATTCATTAGTAGTACCATTACGAATTAAAATTACTCCGCCAGTTGGGGGGAATCCAGCCGTAGATGCAATACCAACATAAGTATCAGTTGCCGAAACTGTACCTGTAATTTGTGTTTTTGGTGGATTTGCATCAGTTTCATAACGAGCTGGTAAGTTACCAGATCTCATATAAGCTTCCGTATTTTGATTATTATTAATTAACTTATGGCAGTAAGTTACATTACCGTCTTGCCCCCTAAATCCCCAACGAACAAATCCAGCACCATACCAAGAATAATCCATGTAGAACATTTGCATCTTGGTTAGGTCTAGGTTGTAACCATATGGTCCAGTGCCATCCATTTTATCAAGATTCCAAGCAGCTTGTTCTACTTTTAAGTCTTCTGTTCTTGAAACAACAGCATAATCTGCATCAGCACCTCTATAAGATGGATTGATAATTAAATTTTGATCGCTCTCAATATCAAATACCCTGTAAGATTGACCACGAATTACAATTGAATCTCCAATTGTCAATTGTTTAGAAAAATATGTTGGGAACGATGCATTTGTTTGCGTTATCGTATTAATACCAGATCTAATACTAACTCTTCCTGCAACTTGGAATGTCGATTGTCTTCGGCAAGCATATATTTTTTGCCCATCATACTCAAAATATATACCATTTTGATCATCAAATATTCCCATTCTGTTTACTGCTCCATACCAATTTGTTACACTTACAATAGGTTTTCCAGATGCAACTGTTTGTGATGGAGTTGATAGTGCAGTATATTCAAATGTGTTGACACCTTTAATAATATTAATTGTGAAAGATCCATTATACGCAGATTCATTACAACCAGAAATTTGAATTATAGTTCCTGGTTGAATATTATGCCTTTCTTTTGTAATAACAGTCACTGTTGTTCCAATAGAAGTAATAGAATCAACCTGGAATGATGGTTTTAAAATTGTACCAGAACTTACTTGAATACCTTTTCCAGATTGATAACGGAAATATCTTCTTGTCTGACGAAGTTGTCTTTCATAGTTTCCATTTGCATTAGAGGAGAAAATAACTCCACCATCAAATGGTCTGTGTAGAACTTGTCCGGGTGGTCTTCCAAAAACTTCAGCACCTGTCGCAATACCTGGGTTTGCACCATTAGATGCCCCGGTGACAAGAGGAACTGAACTTACTCCAATAATAAATGAACGAGCACTTGGTATGCCAACAACAGCAAATGAACCATTGCAAGGTGAGGTTCCAGACATACCACGAATTGCAACTTCATTTCCAATTGATAATCCGTGAGGAACACTTACGGTAATTGTAGCTACACCAGAAGTTGATGTTGTAATTAATGGAGAGTTATTTCCAATTCTTGCATTTGTAAAGATTGATCCAGTAAAAATACCAGTTTTATTTGAGTCAAAAATTTGAGTAATTGTCGTAGAATTGGTTGCAGATGCAGAATAAGTAAAGATTGTCCCTGGTCCTATCGTTCCAGGCACACCAGCAATTGATTCGACAAGGAAGGTTCCATTTGCTGGTGTCAAATAAGTATCTTGAACAGAAATTGCAGTTCCAATTCCAGGGCAAGATGTACTTGTAGTTAATCCAACAAATACTGTCTTTGAACCTGTTCCGTATGAAATATAGTTAATATTTGAAATTGGTGTGACCGTTGGATATACAAACGGACGATTATTGATTAATGTAAGATTTTCCCACTTGGTTGTCTGCACTCCATATTCAAAGTCAGTATCAATCAGAGCTTGTGGTTGAGAAATTCTAAACTTGTTTACTGGATCTGTATATGCCTCTCCAGGAACAAATTTTTCTTCAAATTCGTCAAAGATAATCGAGATCTTGTGAGAAGAGCTCATCGACGCTGTATTATAATTCAGAATGATCGTTGTTCTTGGATCATTAATATTATCTGTGGTTAACGTATATGAGGTTGCTTTTAAATTAGGATCAGAAAAATTATAAATTACTTGATTTGTTGTAACGTTAGTAATTAAAACTAACCTCTCTCTTGGAATCAACCTAGGAATAATAATTGTTTTGGTGGAGGGAATGAAAGTGTATCCAGTTTCAAGTAATACTTTTCTTGCCATTTTTTTAATATCCCAATACGATATCTGTTGATTTGAGAGGGTAATTTTTAATTTTTTATTGCGGTGTTATAACTCATAACATTTTTGCAACAATATCAGATCCAGTTGGGATAGACTCTGTAAACTTAACATTATTATCAGAATCTATTGTATATTCATTATAAAAACCCAAAAGGTTAGATTGATAAACATTGTCTGTATTATTTATAAACGCCAATTGTCAAATGATTATTCAAGCATATTTAAAAATTAAGCAAAGTTTCCAATGCTAGAAGCAGTTCCTACACAACTTACTTTTAGGTAAGAGTTGGTATTGAATCCAACTGATCCTGCACTATTAAATGCAAGCAGGTCAAATCTTGTGTTTTGACCTGTTCGAACAAGTCCTTTGAGAATTATATTATAATCATTAGCAGCTGCTAATGAACTTGTGGTATATATGGTAGCTGGCGACGCAGCACTAGAAGTATTCAGAGCATTTTGTGAGTTTTGATATGATTGAAGTGCAATTTGCGTAAAGCTTCCAGCAGAAAGTGATGCTTGGAATGTTACAGTTCCAAGTGTAGTTTTTGTGAGGAACAGAACAGCTTCAATTTCATAGAAATTTCCAGATAGAAGTGCAGGTCTTGAGGCAGCACCAAATATAGAAGTTCCTGGTGATAATGTAGTGGTAATAGCTACTTGATTTATTCTTCTGATGAATTGAATTTCAGGAATTAATGCTCTCGTATTACCATTTGTAGTATCATTTTGAGTATGATATAAAAGTCTTCCATCATATTCAAATGCATCTGCTTCAGGAGTTGTTAGAACAGTTCCAGAAATTATTTTTAATGGTGCAGTTGTTGCTGTTCCACCACTTAACTGAAGTTTTGCTGTTGGGTTTGTAAGTCCTATACCGACATTACCAGCAGTATTAATGCCAACAACAACAACGCCATTTGCAGAAGTTGCATCATCTTCTCTAAAAATTCTAAAGGTATTTTCGGGATTATAGTTGTCAATATTCCAACGAAAGAGAGATGCTGGTTGCCCTCTAAAGACAATTCTATTATTAGAACTAGAGTCTTGTTGTATTTGTATTTTACCAGAAACTGTTAATTTATCTGGTGGATTTGTGGTTCCTATACCGACCAAACCACCAGAAGTTGTGGTTATAATAGTTCCACCAGCTCCTACGTTAAGTATTGTTATTGTAGAAACACCAGTAACAGATTCATTAACAATCGTAGTGAATCCAATGACGTTTAAGTGTCTGGTTGTAGTAACACCAGAAACAGCTAGAGTTCCAATGGTTGCTACACCAGAAACTCTTGTATCACCAACTACATCAAGTGCTGCTGTTGGTGTTGAAGATCCAATACCAAGTCTAGTTCCAGTATTAACTAAAATAGTACCGACACCAGCAATAGGTCCAATATTGATTTGAGTAAAGGAACCAGAAGCACCACCAGTACCAAAGTTGATTGTTTTAATTGTTGATGCAGCAGAAACACCAGCATCAATATTCAATGTATGAGTAACTGTTGAACGATTGATTGTCATCGTTCCAGTTTGTGCCGTGCCACCAAGTATAAGAGTTCCCGTGGTTTGAGCAGTGGCAAAGTCAATGGCAGTTGTTGTATTACCGCCAAGAAGAATAGTAGCAACATTACCTGCGGTGATTGTTCCACCAGAAACTGTGAGATCATCAGTAATTACAATATCATTCTCAACAGTTAAACTATCTTTGATGAGCACACTTTTACTAAAATGTGCATCTTCAGTTACATAAAGACGATTATTTAATCTTGCTTCATTGTTGAGAATGATTGAAGATCTTGTGGAAATACCAGAAGAAGCAAATTCTAATGAAGGAGCATCAGTATTATACTGAAAAACAGTGTCATTAGTAGTACCTACAAGGTATGCTTTTGATTGATCTTCTTGATAGAATATTCCACTTGCATTAGTTTCTTGGAACCCAACATAAACATTATCGTAGAATACTGCAGTGCTTATATCCCAAGCAGTTAGTAAGTCAAATCTTGCAACCACATCACGTGTAGAGTCGCTAATATACATCTTGGTTCCAGATGCATTAAAATTAATTCCTGTTGGTGAAGTAAGAGTGAGTGGAAGATTTTGAGTTGTTCCAGTGCCAATTAAAATCGATGTTGTCAATCCTGCCGTGCTTACGTTCCAAGCAGTTCCAAGTGCATATTCATAAATTCTCTGATTAGTGCTACCAACAACATACATCTTGCTTCCATCATCATTCTTCAAATAAACTCCAAGTGGAGCACTATCTTCCAGAACACGGAAACTTGTTGTCCATCCAACTGTTGCTACACCAACGTTTGAAAGATCCCAAGCAGTTCCGAGTGTGTATTGATGAACATAATCACCAGATGCAACTAAAGGAGCGACACCAGTTTGTCCAGAAACATACATGTTCAATCCATCTGGTCTAAAATATAAACCAACTGGAACAGTGTCTTGTGCCGCTACACTAAAGTTCGTTGTAAATCCAGCAGTTGAGACATTCCAAGCAGTCGAAAGCGCATATTCGTTTACATCATCTCCAGTTGCACCAACAATAAACATCTTGGTTCCATCATTTTTGAAGAATATATCTTGTGGAGAAGTTTCTTCCGCACTTATTGATTTTGATATTCCAAAATATTCCCAAGAGTTAATATCAGTTACAGAACGAATGGAGTTAATTCCAGCAAAATCAGTTCTACCGATGGAAATTGCTCCACGAACATCTAAAGTAGAACTTGGATTTGTGGTTCCTATGCCAAGATTACCAGAACTATCAAATCTTGCTCTTTCTGTATTAGTTCCTCCAGAATCTGCAAGAACAAATCTTATTGCTCCACCAGTCGCAAAATAGGATGTTATATCAAAAACTCCAGTATTACTAGCACTAATAGATGCTACTGCTGCAGTATTTGCAGAATATAATGAAGCACCTCCAAGAACTTCTAATTTTACTTGTGGATTAGTTCTACCAATTCCAAGATTACCGCTGACATAAGCACCACCAGTGACTTGAAGTGGTTGTGATGAGGTTCCTGTTGAAGTTGCAGAACCAACTAGGAATGTTCCATTAGCATCTATTCTTCCTCTATCATTCGCACCACCTGTCTGGAATATAAGACTTCTGCCCGAATCTGCACGAAGAACAATATCTGTTCCACTTCCACCAAAAGCATTTAGAACTCCAATTCCACCATAAAAACCAGTACCACTCCAGAAGTTTAGAGATCCAGATGCACTATCAATTCTAATATTATTACCAAGAACATGGAGTTTGTCTGATGGATTTGTGGTTCCTATACCAACATTACCAGAATTATTAATTCTAATAACTTCATTATTATTTGCACCTAATGCAAGTTGAACTGATGTTACACCTCTAATTGAAGATACAAGATTTGAATGAGTAATCGTAACATCGCCCTGTGCAAGTTGGGCAAATCTTGCAGATCCGCCAAGAACTTCAAATTTGTAAGAAGTGCTTGTATTACCAATTCCAAGATTACCACCAATATAAACACTTGAATTAATACCAGCAACTTGAAGAACTTGACCTGGTGTTCCTGTTGAGGTTGCTGCACCAATAATAACAGGTCCAGAAGAAACTTGAAGTTGTCCTACTGGATTTGTGGTTCCAATACCAAGATTACCATTTTGTAAAAATCTTGCCCATTCAGTTGCACCTGATCCAAATGCCATTCCATAGATGGCACCATTAGGATTATATTCAATATATCCCTGTTCTGTTACGTCAGTTACATTAACTAATTTCGTTGATGCACTAAACCAATCACTTCCAGTAGCATTTCTTGCTGCTTTGATTCTTAACCGTGAAGCATTACCATTACCATAAACAAACTGTGCTACTGTAAGTGCCGAACCAACAGTTCCTGGTAAAGTTATTCCAAATCCAACGTTAGAAATATCAGCAGTTGGAGAAAGTTGTAGTGCAACTGTTGGATTGTTGGTTCCTATACCAATATTTCCACTTGCATTCACAACAAAGGGACTACTATCGGGATTAGCAGAATCTTCAACTACCAGAGCATTACCAGAACCAAGTTGAGTAATGCGAACCATATCACTTGATGTAGTTCCAGAGAATAATCCAGCAATACTTGTTGCTGTTGGAACTACATTTAAAGTTGCTCCTGGATTTGTATTACCAACTCCAAGATTACCAGAAACATACGCACCACCAGTAACTTGAAGTGGTTGTGATGCTGTTCCTGTAGAAGTTGCTGCTCCAATAATAACAGGTCCAGAAGAAACTTGAAGTTGTCCTACTGGATTTGTGGTTCCGATTCCAACATTGCCACTTGCAGTTATTCTAACCTTTTCACTTGTAAGAATAGAACTATCATTAGCAGCACCATTTCTACCTACATTAATTGAAAAATATTCAGTGCCCCAAGTGCCAGTTGAAAATCCTCCAACTAAATCAACAGCTCTTCTTGGACCTAAATCTGCAGGAAAATTAGCAAAATTTGGATAGAAAGAATAAACACCAATCTCACCACTTGTTGCTCCAATACCTGATGCTGCAAAATTTGGAAATCCAGAACCAGTAGTAGAAAGTCCGGAAATAACTCCTGGAAATAAAGTTGAGGAAAAGGATGGTCCCGAAGTTGCTCTTATTGCAGTAGATGCAGAAGTTGGAGAATACGCATCAATCCTTGACGATGGATTTGTAACACCAACTCCAAGATTACCAGATACATAACCACCACCAGTAACTTGAAGTCTTTGGGATGCGGTTCCTGTTGAGGTTGCTGCACCAATAATAACTGGACCATTAAGTGCAGTAACGACACCAGTAAACTTAGCGCCACCAATTACATCTAATGCTGATGTTGGAGTTGTTCCAATTCCAAGTCTGGTGCCACTATTAATTAAAACAGTACCAATACCATTAGTTGGTCCAACGTTGATTTGAGTAAGGGAAAGAAAATCACCACCAGTACCAAAATTGATTATCTTGGTTATTCCTGGACTTGATGCGCCAGTAGCAATACCTAATGTTTGTGGAACAGTTGATAATCCTAATGTAATTTGACCAGTTTGTGTTGCTCCTCCAATTATGACAGTGCCTGTTGTTTGGCTAGTTCCTATACTAATAAAACCTGTTGTTGTTACAATTCCAACATTGCCAGCAATATTAACAGTGCTATCAAAAGTAGCAGCACCTGATACCCTTGTAGTTCCACTTACAATTAATGTGGTATTTCCTGCACCAATAGATACAGTACCATTACCAAATGGTAATGCGCTACCAAGTGTAGAAACACCAGAAACACTTAAGTGTTGAGTTGTAGTGACACCTGCAACTGCTAGATTAGATCCTACTGTCGCCACACCAGTGATACTCTGGTTAACGACTGTGGTAAATCCAATGACGTTTAAGTGTCTGGTTGTAGTGACACCAGAAACCGCTACATTACCACGAACATCTAAAGTAGAACTTGGATTTGTGGTTCCAATTCCAAGATTACCATTTTGTAAAAATCTTGCCCATTCAGTTGCACCTGATCCAAATGCCATTCCATAGATGGCACCATCAGGATTATATTCAATATATCCCTGTTCTGTTACGTCAGTTACATTAACTAATTTCGTTGACGCACTAGTCCAATCACTTCCTGCAGTATTTCTTGTTGCCTTAATTCTTAAGAATGACGCATTAGAATTTGCATGTAAAAATTGTGCTACAGTAAATGCCGAACCGACTGTTCCTGGTAAAGTTATTCCTATACCGACATTAGAAATAGATGCATTTGGAGAAAGTTGTAGTGGGACTGTTGGATTTGTGGTTCCTATACCGACAGAACTACTAAAGTAAGCACCACCAGTGACTTGTAATCTTTGTGATGCTGTTCCTGTTGAAGTTGCAGAACCGACGAATACTGGTCCGTTAGTGAAGGTTGAGATTCCAGTTACTTGGAGTTGTGTTATAGAACCTATACCACCTATGACACTTGTAGCACTTGAGGCATTACCAGAGAAACTTGATGCTGTTACAATTCCAGAAGCATTAATGTTTCTTACAACTGCTAAATCATTTTCAGTAAATTGAACTGAACCTGCTGCTAATCTTGTACCTGTTGGGAATTGAGTGCTTCCAATACCAACTGCATAATTACTCAACCAAGCATCAGTTCCAAGTCCACTAAAAGTACCAGACTTGAACCACATAATTTTCTTATATGTGGCTGGGTTGGTTTCAATTCCAGCAATGAATAAATTAACTAATGGAGTTCCTTCTGTAGAAGCAAGAGCAACACCACCGTGATTTGCAGTATTATCATTAGAAATATCATTACCAAGTGCGTCAGTTCTGTATCCAAGAACAATATCAGGGTCAAATATGTTTAATGATTGTGAAAATATTACAGAAGATGTTCCACCAATTGTAATATTGCCATTAACATTTAAGTTTCGATTAACTTGAAGGTCTCTTGTAACCGTTACGTCTTGTGGTGCGGTGAATTGATTTGGAATACTTAATGTAGGTGTTGAACCTTCACCAGTTCCAGAAGTTACTGTAATTTGATTTGATGTTCCTGTAATATCTCTTACATAATCTCCAAACGTATCTGTTCCAAGTCCAACGGAATTTGGTTGAATAGTGGCTGCTAACGATACATTTCCAGTTCCATCAAAAGAAATAGCAGAAGCAACAACATCACCAGTAATTTCAAAAGTTCTTGCGGTTGCAAGTTTTGTTGCAGTTGTTGCGGTTCCTGTCAATGCACCTATGAATGTAGTTGCTGTGACGACACCAGAAACTCTTGCATCACCAACAACATGAAGTTTTGTTGCTGGATTTGTGGTTCCTATACCGATATTACCAGTTGCCTGTCTTAATATGAATGCATCAGGTGCGGAAGTTGAGAAGATTTTTAAGTCTCTGGTTTTGGTATCTAAATTGTTTATATTATTATAAGCACCAAATTCTATAAATGAATTATCAGCATTTGTACCAAAAGATATTCTTGGTCCACTGGCACCAGAATCAAGTAATACACTTTGATTATTAGTACTATGTTGTGCTCTTATTTGAGCACCGGTGCTACGAACATCCAAAGTAGAACCTGGATTTGTGGTTCCAATACCTACACCAGTGGTATTAATTCTTACTTGTTCACTTGCTTCACTATCTAATCCACCACCAGTATGAATAGAAAGTGCATTAGTTCTTCCTTTTAACCTTGCCCCACCAGTATTAAATTCAATTTCCGCATCAGCGGTAGAAAGTCTAATGTCCCCTGCAACATCAAGTTTTGCTCCTGGATTTGTGTTTCCTATACCGACAGAAGTATCGATACCAACAACTCTAGTGGAATCATCAACTGTAATTAAAGATGCAAATTGTGATAATTCCCTATTATTTGCCATGT